CCGCCGACGTAGTATATTGCACCCTTGTTTTTATTTAGTTTGTTTTAATAAACGCGCTTATTTGTGGGGGAGAAACCCCCACTCCCCCCAACTCAAAGACTCCTATGAGAAAGGCGACCGCCGATACTCCAATTCGCAATACCGACCCCGTCAGCGCAATACCAATAACAGAAACCGTCAATAGCCCCGTTGGCCAGACTACCGCCGACGTAAACCGTTCTCACGCCTGCACTTACCCAATAATAATCGCACCAATAAGTAGATGCAGATGCGCCTACTTCTACGGGCAACACAATGTCGGGGTGCGCGGGGTCATAATCCAACGCCTTTACATACGAACCACCCGTTTGCGAAATCATCATATCGCAAGCCTTGAAGTTCTCGTTTGTATCGGGCGTTGTTGTGTCCGTCCACTTGGTAATGTCGTCGCAAACATACGGCACATACTCTTTAATAGTGCAATCAAGCACGTGTTCCCAAATATTGCCCCACATATTTTCAATGTTGAATACCTTGAAGGAATTTCTGCCGTTTGCGTTGGCGAGCGTACCGTGAGTCGCCTTGATAATATCCGTTTCCCCTGTGAAAAGCGGACGGATAGAAATCGAGGTCAAGTCGATTGTAAGTTCCGTGAGCGCATCTCCGTCGATTTTTGCATAATAATAGGTCGTACCGCCCACGGATTCCACAAACGCGCCGTCGGCAATACCGCCCACCACTTCGCCATTCTCAATTACTTGGTGGTAGTAGGCTTCTGTTGCAGAGCCGTTAAGTGCGACTGTTGCTCCCACGCGGAAATCCTTTAATACGTTGGTTGCGAAGTAGAAAATGTTGTTTTCCTTGTCAACCGCTGCAAACGCCGTCGCGCCCGTATTACCAAAACTCGAAATACCGTTGTACTTGGATTGACAGTTTCTCGTGCCAAACATAATATGAACCAAGATATTGCGAATTTCGTTGACTTCGCTCATTGTGGTAATGCAATAGTATTCCTGCTCCGTATTGATTTCCAAAGTCGCGCCGAGATTCTTCGCCTCGTTGAACATAACCGTTCGCGTTGCATTATGACGGGGATTTTTACCGGGCTTGGATGCAAGACAAGCATAGTCCGTACCATTGAACGTGCGTGTTTCTGCCGATGCTTCGTAGCAACCAATGTCAACATAGTTCCAATAAGGCTTGCCGTCCCTTTTGAATGCCTTGGGCAGAACATAGAACGGGTACAACTGTTTTTGACAAACCCAAGTGTACTCATAGTTTCCAATGGTTTGTTTCAGATAATAGAACCGTGAAAATCTCGCAAACTTATTTCCCGCTTCGTCGTACCATACCGACGGATTGAATACGCTTATGTAGTCAAAGGGGTTGTCCGTAGGCTCTGTGCCAATATTCGGCGTAAAATCAATATCCCAAGTGGAGATAACGCCGTCCTTACGGATTACCCTTTCGCCGACAGGACTGCTTGCGCCGATAACGTGGCGAATGCCGTATTCCACAGGGTCTTTTTCCGCTTCTTCAATCCACTTGTTGATTTGCACGATAGAGCTGTCGTTGTTCTTCGTTGCCGTTTTCAACTCTTCAACCGAACCGCCAAGCGCGGAAATCGCTTCTGTGTTTTGGTCAATTTGTTTCTGCGCATCTTCGTCAACGCCACTCGAAAGCAACTGCCAAAACGATTGCCACCCGTTTGTTACGCCGGGGGCAACGCCAATACTCGGAGCTGTTGCGATATAGCTTGCGCTGTTAAATCTAACAATGTTTAATTGTTGATAGGCGGTAGTGGATTTCCAATCCCCTTTCGGGACGGGAGAAACAATACCAAGGTCTTGTACATTACTCATTTATAAGTCCTCCGTTTTTTATTTTTTTTCTGTTTTATGAGAAATCTATTTTTTGCCAAACTACGGCATTTCTCCAAGAATTGTAAGTTGTTGCCACCCAAACCATTTGCCCGGCTGAAACACCACTTACCGCCGTTGAATACGGTAAAGACAATGTTGTCGGGTCAGTAAGACCACTTTGCCCCATAAGCTGTACCACACATTTTCCCGTCGTACTGTCGGGCGCGGTTACGACTTTTGCTTTATATGTGCGCAAACAGGAGCGTGTTCTTTCGTCAACTATTTTTTCAATGATGGGCGTGAGAGCCTGTTTTAATTTTGCGCTTTCTTCAAAAACATTCGACATAGCACCCCCCTTAATTCGTAATAAGCCCGCTTTCGCTTGAATACTGCTTAATCGTTGCAATGGGAAAATCGTTCACGCTTACGGCGTTAATAGACATACTACCGGTTTCCCCAATCGGCAAGCTGAAAGAGTTTATCAAATGGCGTTCAACAGGACTGCCTTGTTTGTCCGTTCTTTTGATGGTTACGAGTCGATTTTCTATCAGGTGGAAAAGTTGACTGCACTCAATCGTTACCGATTTTTGCAAAATCGTTTTTCGTTTTAGATACCATTCCGCAAGGTCGGCGCATTGCTTACTATTCCAATATTCCGCGCGGCTTTCCGTAAAGGTTTTTAATCCGATAAGATTTACATTCGTATCGCTCGACGGGTCATAGTTTGTGGCTTTCCCCCAAACTTCGTAGCCCGTCAATCCTTCTCCTGTAATCAAAATATCGTTGTAAACTTCGCCGTTTTTATGCGTTTCGGTAAAACCGCACAGTTGGCTGTTTTCGGGACTAAAATTCCAAAGTATGGGTTTATTACTGTCGCTTATATCTTCCTGCGACGGCTCAACGCGCATTGCCCCTGTTTGGTCGTACCCAATAAGACCAACGAAAGTTTTATTCAGTTGAAGTAGTAAGTTTCCGAAATTTCCACCGCTATTTTCCGTAATATCATAAGGCAAAGTAGCCATAGAAATATCTGCCGAAATTGAGCCGTCGGAGTTTTTTGCGGAATAAGTTTTATTGTTATAATAATTCGTAAAAATAGGCACAACGCTGTCAATCATTTTGAGCTTATCCGACGTTGGCAAATGGTCGAACTTTGAAAGCTGAAGTATGCTCGCCATTGCGTTGAGTACATTCGGGTTTTGCGCCACCGTGATTGAGTATGCTTGATTTAATTTCCCCGCCAACGTGCCGTCCAAATACGCCCATTTGTCGTAGAGCGGAAAGGAAACGGACTTATCATTCGGCTTAAATACGTTTTGCGGGTCTTTGATGTAAAATACGCCTTGTGGCAAAAAGAACTCCGTTCCGTCGGGCAAGATAAGTCCCATTGACAGCCTTACCTTTTGCCCGAACCAAATCTTATTTACGCTATACTCAAACGCGCCATCGAGATTCGACAGAGTAATGTTTGCCCTTCGACGTTGCCCATTATTCAAAGATACATTGAGTGTCCCGCCTTGGATAAACGCACGAGTGTCATATCTCGTCATATAGCCACGTTTCACGGTATTGCCGAGCGAGAATGCCACGGAGTTGTCGGGTTGCAAGAAATCCAATTTAGTGATTTTTCTAAAAGGTCTTGCAACCGCTTTCAAATATTGCAGATATTTATTCGTTCCACTCATTTGTTTTATTTCTCCGTTTTTAATTTCACAGAGCCATTCTGCAAGGAAAGTTTAGGAGCTTGCGACTCGCCTTTCGTTGTGGCTACCAAGCGTTCTCCATTCAATGCAAACTGCGTTATGCTATATCCGTCGGGATATTCAACCGACAACATACCCGTCGCATTATCCACACTAAATGCAACCTTTGCCAAATCGTCGTTATTGCCAACCCAATTCGGGTCATTCGGCGTTTGAATAATAGAAATGCCTTCAGTTGAACCGACTTCTTCCCAAGGGATAGAAACCGTTACTTCCTGCACGAACGATTTTGTGTTTATCGTTTGCGTAATGGGGTTTGACACGGCGACCATATAAAGATTTCCTTTCATATCCTTTAAGAAGAATGTGTTTTCACTCGCGGAAATGTTGTATAAATCTTCCATTTGCGTGGCGGTGTCCTTGTATTCGCCGCCAATGACGTTTGAAAGCAAAGCTGTGAGCGTTCCGCTCTTTCCCATTCTTGAAACAGGCTGTTTTAAGCGATATTTCGTGAAGTTTGTAAGGAAATTCGGAGTATTATTGTTGCTTACGCTTCCCGCAGAAATATTATTCCCGAACCGCCAATAATTCACAACGTGGTACACATCGGGATATTCTTCATCTTGCGTTGTTTCAAGAAGAAGATAATACGGTTGATTGCGACATACAGGCGTTTCCGTGAAAGGATTTGCGCTTGTATATGCGTTGTCAAGCAGGGCATAGCCCGTATAATAATATTTTTCGCCTGTTATCCAACCAAAATCACGTATTTGCGTAATCTCTTTCGGTGCGGAATACAGTTTTTGGAGCTTGCCCGTTTCTACGTTCTCGCGGTAAATATCCATTTTGTTTTCCGCGACATTGAGTTGCCCTGCCTGCAAAACCTGCTCTTCAAAATGGGTTAGAAATTGCGTGTGATTATCCCACACGGGGGAGAAATCTTCTGTTATAACAGCCGTTTCGTTTGTGATATAAAGCCAACTGCAAACTTGCGCACCCGTCAAAACTACGGATGAAATCGCGGATTGCGGGTATAGTGAACTATCTATTTCAACTGTTTGACTTGTCCCATTATGAATAAGAGCAACCGAAGATTTGTTTACAGAAAACGAAAAATCTTCCACGTAGGAATCAAGCAAAGTAAGTATCAACTCGTTTTCTATTCCAAGTGTAAATTCAGTAGAATACTCTCCTATGCCGAACACTACTTTATTCCCTACGCTAACATTCATATTCCCCGCAGAAACAAGCGACCGTTCGCGTGTATTAGCAAAGAAATACTTTGCTTGCGCATTTGATATACCACCGCCCACAAAAACGAGATTACTGTTCGGGCTACAAGCAACATATTTACAAGAAGTGTAAAGTGCAGGAACTCCACCGATATACTGAACTGTATCGTCCTTTACTTGATATATCCGCACGTCCGCATCCCTGTCCAAATAACAAGAAAGAATGAACTTTCCGTCGGGGGTAAAACAAGCATTATAGTTTGACGAGATGCTACCAATTTGCGTAAGGATAATCGTATCAACACCATCTGAAACCTTATATACGCCCGTTCCGCAAATAAGGTATTTCCCGTCAGGGCTGAATGCAACGCACCCATCTGATATACCGCCTTGTAAAATACTCCCGTCGTGCATATAATGAGAACCGTCGAGCAACCCGTACCTATGAAATTGCTCTATGCTCTTGCTCCCTGCTGCAATAAGGTATTTTCCGTCGGGGCTAAATGTAATACTCGACACTTCGCCAAATTCGCCTTCAACACTACCCGACATAGGCGTTGCAGAGCCATCTTCAATCCTGAACAACTTTATTGCACCCGCAACGCCAAGCGCAAGCACATCCTTGCGAGTTCCGTTGAACGCAGAAGATAATACTTTGGCTGTCGATATTTCGGTTGACTGATAAATTGCGCCAAACGCACCGCCTATGCAACGCGTACCGTCGTTGCAATATGATACTGTATATACAGCAGAGTCGGTGGTTTTTGTCCCGCTTGTGTAAATAGAACTTGTACTTACGCCACAGGTTATGACCCGCGAATAGCCCCAAAGTGAAAGTTTTGTCCCATCAGGACTGAATACAGCACCATTTATCCCGTAGCCACTTAAAGAAAGGCTCTTTGCCGTTCGAGTATAATTCGCGGCAAAGTCCACGCTTCCTTTCCAAAATAAAGACCAATCCGTGGGGATATTCAAAGGCTCGTCGTTCTTTGTTTCCCAAGTTACCAACGAGTTATTGGGAAGTTCTAAACGATTATCTGAATAAATATAACTATTGTCGCTGCTAACACCCGGAATATCATTCCCCGTTGTTTCATAGATTTCACTCCAAGTAAGAAGATTGCTCGACCTATCGCTACAATCAAAACTAAACCCACCTTCGATTTTCGGCAATTCGTATGAAACATTGAATGTTGCCGAATTAGAAACTTGAACGCCGTTCTCCGTCTGTACTATGCAAACAAGTTTGTATGCGCCCCCATTCCTCATATTATCTGCTGAATAGTTTAATACGGCGGTATTAACCGCACCTGTATCGTCGAGCAATATTTCATTTCCGTTTTGAATTTGATAAAATCTCCACCTTACCCAATCAATACAATCTCCTTGTGCTTGTACATAAACGGCGGTAACGGTCATCGTAACGGAATCAATAATATTTTCTATCGTCGCACCACTCGCGGTTGTAATAGAGAGTGTTGGTTTTGAACGGGAAACGAACGCCGATTGGGAAATTTGCTCGATGAAATTATCGTTTGTAGCGGAACTCGTCCAATACTGTGTAATCTGTATCGTGTAATTACCGCCGTCAACAACGCCCCAATCTCCCCAAGTTTTACCGTCAGGTTGATAGACATAGTAGGTCGGATTCCCGCTTTTGTCCGTCGGATAGATTTTATTCGGATAAGGGATTATAATCCCGCCTGTGCCGCCCTTTCTTGAAGTTCCTTGATAAATATCAATCTTGAAACCCGTCATAGGGACATTCCCGTTCAGTTGCCAAGAAACGCTTATGTTATCGGAGGCAGCAACAGTCCCACCGCCGATTCCCGCGAATGAAGAGGGCGTAATATTTGAAGGTTGAAATAAAGGCATATTGTTCTCCTTTTATTCTATCAATGTCATAGTGTCGCACAATTCGGCGAGTGTGTGAGTTTGTGCGATTTCTGCGGGGATAGGAACGCCGTTAATCGAATAACTACGGCTATTGTTATTATTCGTCGTATCTCCACCGCGATTGGAAACAAATGCACCGCGCGGAAGTTGCTCCAACTTATCGCTTGTACCGAATAATAAACCGAGCGACCGCGTGAAATTCTTAAATCTTTCATTAGAAGAAGGCTCGATAATTTTTTCGGTTATATCAGGTGGTAAAATCGTTTCTGCTCTGCCCGTCGCTTTAATCCCGCCAAGACCGTGCAAGAATCCACCGCTATCATATACAGGCTTTTCGTTTTCTGTTTCTATCTTTTCGGGTAAATCAAGGTCAACACCCGTTGTTTCCTTGATAAATCTTTTTATTTCTTCCCCGAATTGCGGGAGATAGTCTGCAACGTCGGAAATAACTTGTAAGATGCTTGCATTGGTGAGATTGCCTTCTTCAAGGTCATCTATAATGGTGTTATAGGCATAATCTTCAAGTTCGCGCTCTGCTTTTGCGATATTCTCTTGCGCCTTGATAATATCTTCGCTCGCTTTTGCAAGAGCTTCGTTGGCTTTTGTGATATTATCTTTCGCTTGTTGAATACTCTTCTCGTTGGCGACTTGCTCCCATTGCCCCGTAGTCGCGTTGAATACACGAACGCTACGCTGTTTCATAGCATCTTGAAGTGCTTTTTCAGCCTCCAACAGAGCAATTCGTTTTTTTTCGGCTTCGTTTTGGGCATCCGCAAGGCTTTTTTGGGCTTCGAGTATTTCTTCTTTCCGCTCTTGCAGTTCAAGCTCTTTCTCTTCTTCTTCTCGAATTGCTTTAAGTTTTTCGGCAATGCTGTCAAATTGGTCGCTTACGTCCGAAAGGGAGTTTTTCCAATCATCTGTTTCGTCTGTTACATCCTCTGTGCCGTCTTTTACGCCTGTAAGAAATTCGTTGTAGGAAATCTCCCCGTTGAGATACTTCTGTATCTTTTGGTAATAGTCATAGGTTTCCTTGGCGTTTTTGTAATCATCGGTGTTTAGTTTCCGAAGTGCATTGGACAAATAGCCGAGATATTCTTTCTTTGTTTTATCATCCAACCCAAGACTTTCTGCGTTTTTGCTTATGTAATCATACAGAGCGTTGTAATTCTTTATTTGCTCTTCTATGTTTTCGCCACCGGCTAAAATCCAAGTATAGCTCTCTGAGCCAAATATGTCTGCAACTTCTTCTGCAAATGGAATCCAAGTCCACCAATCACCTGATTTGGAGGGATAATATACACTTTTACTTCCATATACATCAATCCCCGCCTTTCGAGCTATTTCGCTGATTTTTTCCGCTGCTCCACCGTCGGGCGTAGTAAAAATATTGCCATCGCGCCCCGTTTCATAATAACTGTTACCTTTTGAATTAAGCAGAGCCTCACTTGTGTTGATTGCTGTTTGATTGTCTTTAATCCATTGTTGGAGTTGCGCCTTTGCAACTTGCTCCATTAAAGGGATTTGCTCTTCGAGTTTTCCGTTTACAAGGTCGATTGACCCCGCAAGGTCGCCATTATTCTTAATCAGACTTTCCTGAATAGAAATCAATTCTTTTGTGGCATCGGCAGTCAAATCTTCGCCACTCCTCAATTCCTTAACCCGTTCAATGGTTTCGTTCAAAGAGTTGGAGATATTCTCGTATGATGCAATAGAATTTGCCGCTTCTTGTCTTAAATTGATAAGCTCTTGGCGAGCTTCTTCTGCTGCTTGCCTTTCTTTTTCTCTCGCATCTGAAATCTTTGTAGCAAGCAGAGATATAGCGGCAATAGCCATACCGATTATGGGAATTGATGCTTGAATTGCAGTATTTGCGGAAACAATACCTGCCGCATAAGCTCTCCAAGCTGCGATTGCGTTGGGGATAGCATCAATGGATAGCGTTCGCAAAAGTACCCAAATCTTTTGTAACCCCGCAATAATCGCCGTTCCTTTATACGTCATCAGGAGCGTACCACCGATTACGAGAATTTCAGTTAAAACAAACTTTATCCCGCCGAGCTTATCTAACACCGTAAGCAGGTTGCTCGCAAACTCGACTAACGACTTTTTAATACCAAGGATGCCCTGCTCGTCGTTAGCCATATCTTGCCATTGAGCCTTTAACTCATTGACTTTCGCGGAATAAGTGTCGAGATATTGCTCATTTTCCTTTTGTGAATAGCCTTCCGCGCTGTTCATATCGTCCATTGTTTCTTGGACTTGGTCGAGATTGTTCAAAAGGGCGATAAAATAGTTTTTACGGAATGTGCTTGCCGTTCCATAGATTTCGGTTACGGTTGCGAAATTCTCGCCAAGCTCTGTCTGCAATTCTTCGTTAAGGGAACGCCAATCATCGTCAGCAAAAAGCCCCGACAATATGCCTTCCGTTGAGCTGTTTTTCGATTGAATAACCTTGCTCAATTCTTCCCAAATATCGAGAACTGTCGCCGCGCCCATTCGGTAATCTTCCACGACTTTTGCAACGTCGCCACCCAATTTTTCAAAGGTTGCAAGGGACGATTCCTTTGTTGTGAATTGAATAAGAGAGTTTACGGCAGTACCGATATTTTCACCGCTACGCCCCGTTGCCTCGGAGATAGCCGTGATAATACCTACCGTTTCTTCAAGAGTAAGATTGGCATTTTTTGCGGACGAACCCGTGCGCTGTAATGCAGCAAGCAGTTTTTCTGTCGAAACTGCCGCATTGTCAGCCGAAATATTGAGCTTGTCTATGATAAGCTCTAATTCGCTTGCTTCATATCCGAACTGTTGCATAATCGCAATCATTCCGTCGGATGCTTGCGTTGCATCTAATTCAGCTACGTTAAGCGCGAGTAATGCCGCCTCCGTCGCTTTAATCGTGTCCGTCCAATCCATACCCGAACGGGCAAAATTCAAGGCAATTTCGTTTACATTCTCGAATGTTTGACCGTATCTTTGCGCAAGGTCGTAAAGCTCGTCGGCATTCGCGGAAGTACCCGCTACACGCCGTAATGCGACTACGGCATTTTCCGTTTCTACGAGCGTTTCATTGATTGACGAAATAGCATCACGGATAAGCTGTAAGGGTTTCATTACGAGCGTTGCCGCCGCCTGCCAAATAATGAATTTCTTTGCCATAGCACCAATGCTATCGCCATTCTTAATTACAGCAGAAGTATTTTGTTCCGTTTCCGCTCTCACCGTTGCTACATCGGCGGCGAGTTGCTGATATTTTCCCGAAAGCATTTGCAAAGTCGCGCCCTGCTTTTCATTCAGCGTTGCGCTCGTGCCTACTTCCGTGTTAAGATTTTTCGTCGCCGTAAGACCTTCTTTTGCTTGCGCGATAAGATTGTCAAAAGTCCCCGCAGGGTATTTATTCTTTACGGTGTTCAACGAGTTGATAAGGTTTGCGTAGGATTTTTGCAAAGTCTTTACCGCGTTGGAAGAAGTCCCCTGCACCGTAGAAAGTTTTGCCGTTTCCGCTCTCACGGTGGCAAACTTGGCTTGCAGTTCAGAGAGTTGCTTTGTCAACCCCGCAAGCTCCGCTTTTTGCGCCTTTGTGGGCTTGCTATCGCCGATTTCCGCATTCAGCTCTTTAACCCTGCCGAGGCATTCGGAAACCTCTGTTTTAAGGCTTTGAAATGTACCTACTGCATACTTCCCTTCCGCACCCTTTAATGTATTGAGTAGGTTTGCGAACGATTTTTGCAAGCTGTCAACATTCATTGACGGCGTTTTTGTGGTGGACGAAACGATTTTGCCGACTTGCGCTTCGAGTTCTGCAAGTTGGCTCTTGTATGTACTATCGTCTAATCTAACCTTCAGTAAAATTTCTGCCATAATCCGCTCCTACTGCTGTGCTTTTATGTTAAAACGGGAGTTCACTTTCTTCAAATGTTCCACCCGCAGGTAATTCAAATTCTGTCAAGTCGATTGCACTATCTTCACTCCCCGCAATGACTTGGTATGGCGACATTCCCTTAATGAATTTCTCAATTATGCCGCCGTGCGATTGTTCTTCCAAAAAGATATTCCAAAACGGTCTTGCGGGAATCGTTGTCGTCGCTTCCCTTGAAACGACTTTTCCGTGCCTTATCTCACCGTATTTATGCTCTTTCTGAATCCACTCAATCAGTTTATCCCCGCCGCGCATCGTTTCAAACTTCGCATTGTTGCCGTCAGGCTCAAAAATGAAATTCAACACTTTTGTTGCGACGTCTGTGCTTATGTCGAAGTTTTCATCGCTGCCGATTGGCGTACCCAAATTAGGGTCATCTGTTCTTCTCTCGTAAACGGCAGGCGTATATCCCTTATACCAAACCCTATGGAGAGTAGATTGCAAATCCCGCGCCATTTCAACGCCCGTATTTGTAAGGGCGTATGGTATCTGCCGTTCTATCTTTTTTACTTCGGCTTGCAACTCTTCTTCCAAACCGATAATTTGGGCTGTAATCTGCACACCTGCCATAAGTCGATACTTTCCTTGTGTTAAATAAAAACGCTCTCCTACGCCCCGTTTTTAGGGCGTAGGCGCGTTTATTTTTTGTTAGCTACCCGATACCGCTACAAGGCAGTATGTCGTCAGCGTTTTGCCGTCGCCCTTATTGAGCGTAATCGTAATCTTCGTGTTGCCCGTCGCCTTGCCCGTTACCACACCGCTCGTATCAACGGTTGCCGTAGCAGTCGCTTCCGATGCGTAGGTAAGGTCGCTGTAAGTAGGTTGTACGGTATCACCGTTGGGCATTACATACTTAACGGGGATTTGAGCCTTTCCGTTTACCGCAACGCTTACCGCGCCGCCGATAACCGCGAGAGCTTCAACCGCAACCTTTGCGCCACCGCAAGGAACATACACGTAATACGCATAAGGACTGCCGTTTTCTTGGCAACCTTCGCAAGAGGGCATATTGTCGTTGTCCGCGAGAGCATTCCACGAATAGTCCGTCGTTGCGTTGGATGTTTGGTTCGCCGAAATACCCACGTCGCCGCCGAATTGCGCCTTGGGAACGATAAAGTACAAGAAACCTTGCAAAGTACCGTTCGATACAGAGCCGTTCTGCTTTGCGTAAACGTTGAACTTGTAGGAAACCGTTGCAACGGAAGGTTTGAAGTTGGAAGAAAGTTCCAACACCTTTGCGGATGCGTTCTCAACAAAGTAGAATACATCGTATTCCGTGCCAAGAACCGCCGTAAAGCCTTTAACCTCTTTTGTGGAAACATCCACGCCATAGTTCGTCCCTACATAGTTGTCCGCACCGTGAACTCTCACATAACACCAAGCCGTTGCATCGCTTGCGGTCTGTGCATAATGTTTCACGGGATTGCCCGTTACTTTCAAGGTTGCACCCGTCGCCGTGATATGCTCGCAAACGGGCGTTAAGCCGTTGTAGTTTACATTGCCACCCGCCGTCAATGCTCTTTGTTCCAAAGAGAACGCTTGCGACGTAAGCGCACCCGTGATACGAGTCGTATCGGGAATTGTGATAAGTAAGGGATTACCGATACCACCCGTAATTTCGCCCATATTTACGGACGATGTAATACTACCTTCGCTTGCAACCTTATCGAAACCGATAATATTACCCGTTTTAGGGTCTGTAATCGTTACTTCGGCAATACCTTTGACAAACAAATTGGGGTCGCCCAATCTAATTGCATTCATAAAAGTTTCTCCTTTTTTCAGATTATTGTTTTTGAGTTGCGCCGCCTATCGCGTTGCCCAAGCTCGAAAGAGCCATAGTCCCCATCGTATCGTCAATCGTATCGTAGCACCAAGAAGGGAACGGATTTCCGTTTTTGAAACTTACCATACCCGAAAGCTCCGCTTGGCTGTAAAGCGTATAGCGTTTATCGCGCTCGATTGCGCTACGCCGATTTTCAAACTCTCGCACCGTCCACTCGTCTATCTCTCGTTCGCTTACTTTTGAATTGTAAGCTACGGATGCAATAAGACTTGTCGTGCTTTGTTTGAGTCTTTTTGTGGAGTTGTTCAGTTCTGTAAGCTCTTCTTGCGCCTTAACCAATTCGGCGTTGTCGGATTCGTTTGGCAATTCCAAGCCATTCTGCTCTGCTATGAGCGGTCGTATTTGCGAAGAGAAATCTTGCGGTGTTATCTCAACGCGAATGTTGTTTTGTATTACCACGATATGGTCTATTTCAAAGTCGTTTTCCCCGACCTGTCGAATAAAAACTTGCTTTCCGATAAACTCCTTCAGGTTGACATCTATCCGCAAAGACATCAGCAGTAAGGAAATCGCTCGATTAAACAAACCTATACCGACACCATTACCTTGCACCGCATCGTATTCCAACGAGAAGATTGCATTCAGATAATCCTTTATTGCGTACTTTACAGGGAGTGTACCCAATCGAAGAACTAACGCATCCTTGCTCGCCAAGAAATCGTCGTAGTGATACATTTTTATCGGATAGAAGGTAAGCCCCAAACATTCGACAGGTTTTCCCTGCCGTACAAGAGATTTTCTATCCATTTTTGAGAATTGACCCATTATAATTTCCCGTCCTTTCTCTAATTGACTTATTTTAATATCCGAGCAGTTCTATATTCATTGTTGCGGACTGCTCTCCGTAACTTGCCGTGATTTCAAGATTTTCGTCGCTTGGACTTAAACAAGTAATCTCAACAGACAAACCATCTTCCGCAAACACAACGGAAAAATCTTCCGCTTTTGCCCCACCAAAGTTCCATTTGAGTGGGATTTTCGTCATATCTCCGTTTTCAAAATACCGCGCTTGTACTATAACACTTTCGTATTGCGTGATACTATTCGGAGAAACGCTTATAAACTCAACGTATTGTTCCAATCTCTTTTCTTTGACGATTAGTTCAGCCATAGCGGAAACCGCAGGGTTTTGGCGTAATGTTGCGACAATTTGCGCACTTCCCGCCGCGATAGCCGTTACGACCCCGTTTGCATTGATTGTTGCAACCTTCGTATTCGTCGAAACCCAATCCCAAGCAATGGGATATTCAAGCGTTGTTTTCAAAATGCCGTTTTCTGTTGTGAACTCCGCGCTTAAAGGCGTATTACCTTGTTGGAATATAAGAGAATTGCCACACAAAACAAATTGCCCCTGCTCGTAGTTATCGGGATATTCGACATAAAGCATTCCCGTTTCATTCTCCACATACGCCGTCGGCGGTTGCCAAATAAAATCTCCGTTTTTAACAAATACAGCCCGCACCTGCGCCGTATCGCCAACATTTATATTTTCCGGGGTTTGTATCTTCACTTCAAACGAAAGTTCTTTACCGTTCGCCACGAAATCTTTTTCAATATCGTCGGATTCCGTCAGTTCTTCAACACGAGCCGTAAACGTAAGCAAGTGGCAACTTTCTCTATCGCCCGAAAATTCCTGTATGAAGTCTGTAACGCCTGTTATGTGGTAAGGTTTTTTACCGAGAATTATCCGCGAGTTTTCTTGCAACTTTGCCGTATTTTCGTTGAGTTGACAGGTGATATTGAAATACCCGTCCATAAGTACAAGGTTTTGCGTGTTTTCCGTATCATTACCGAGCATTGCATTTCTTTCAACAAGAATAGGCTCTGTAATAACATTTCCATAGAAATCGTAGGAATTATACGATGCGTTGCATCGCGCGACGATTGCCGTGTTTTGGGCGGTTGACATATTAGAAGGATTTACACAAATCCATACGCTCCCCATAGCCTTGATTTTAGCCCCAATAGGGAAATAATCAACGCCGTTTTCGGGAAATAAAACTTGCTTATAATCGTCCGTCTTTTTTGTGCTGTTAGCGGTAGGACGATGCGAAATATCCGCAAGTCGTATATTTGTATTTGTCCACGCGTAAAAATCGTCGGGTATTAAGCCTTGCACATCAGCGTTTACATAATCGGTTGCAAGATAGGCGCGATTTGCATCAAATACGGCTGTTCTCCCTGCCATATATTGCGCTTGACGGCTTGCATATTGCGTAGGCGTATTTTGCGCGGTTCGCATTGCGCCACCGCCGTTAAACGCCGCAACACTTTTTATATACTTTTTGCTGTCATTCTGTGCCATACCTTGCCGTTTCCCTTACTGTTTATCTATCATTGTCGTTCTAAACTCGATAGTTTTACCGCCAATATTAAAGACTTCCTTGCATTTTGCTTGTCTTGCCTTTCTCTTTTTGCAATTCTTTGTGCATTCGCTGCGCCCTTGCTTGCACTTTTCTTTTTTCGGGGTCATCTCTTCACCACTTACGCCATCTTAATCTTCCCGTCAAGGGAGAACGAAGGCATATTTTCGATACTTGTCGCTTCGTTGTTTGCTGTCGTGGCAAGCTCCAATGCAAGAGTGAGTTCCCTACCGACGTTCGCGCCCCCATCAAACATTTCACGACTGCCACATTCGGGGTGCACTCTTTTTGAAAAAGAGAATGTTCCAATACCCGCCATATTTACGCCGTGCAAAGCCTCGATTAACGCATACTCTATCCCGGCGCAACGGCTATATTCGTCCGACTTTGTGTTGAGTTCATAGGTGTAGTGTGTAAATATGAGAAATTTTACCGCGAGTGCAACCTTATACTCCCCTTCCCCCGACGGCACGGTTCTACCGAGATACACATAAACCCTTGTTTGACCGTCTGTTTGCGATTGCTTTGTGTATATCTGCGGAATAAGTCTATATCCTTTTTCCGTAGGTGGATTTTCGGGCGAATTTGGATTGAAAAGAACTTGCATTTTCTTCTGTATGGAAGGCAGTTTCTCCCCAAGGGGCTTTGCACCGTCGTAATACAGGTATTTCCAAAACCTACAACGCGGGTACTTGTTATTGTCGATGGGCTTGTAATCGCCCTTTGGCGCATCTAACAAGTAATCGCATATTTTTCTCGGTATGCTTACCGCATCCGATAAATCGGCAAAGCTGTCTTGCGTTTTGAAATACGGATAATACGGAGAATTGATGTCGGGTGTCATTCTTCCACTCCTTCGGCTGCCGCAACGGGTTCTTGAACTTTAAGATTTTCGACCGCTTTTTTCAGCTCGTCCGTAAACTTGTCGATAAGTTCGGGGTTCTCCGTAATCTTCTCTGCCGCAAAAAGCGAAATGCCCTTTAATGTGCGTTCAACAACATCGTTTTCTTTGGTCTTGATATTATAAATCTCAATATCGACCATTTTTTTGAACTGCTTAAAGTCGGCGAGAATGTCGAATGCCTTGATTTTAAGCTCCGAATCCGTCTTAAATCTCTCCAACTGATTAAGCAAATGACCGCCCATATAAAAGTCGTAAATATTGTTGTCCATTTCGGGTACTGCAATGTCCAAATAGTGCGACAAAAGCACATTCAACAGCAGTTTTTCTTTCATATCGGAATCTTCTCCGACCACGCTCGGAATGGCAATAAAGGCAGATTGCTCTTTGCTCTCTTTTTCCGTCGCTAATCCCCGAATAGGTTTCACGCTCCGTCTTGCGACAAGCTCGGCTAAAATAGTCTTTTGCGCCAAGCTCATATATGTATTCGCTTTTTGTAATACTTCTTTCGATAACTCAAAGTTTTCCATTTTAATTTCCTTTCCTTTGGTTTTTTAGAATTTCAACCGCTTATCGCTCGGTACGACCTGACGATATTCGGCATTTTGTTCAAATCTGCGCATTTCCCCCGCGAGCTTTCGCTTTAATTGCTCAAAGCGTTCCGTATCTGCTCTTGTTTTATTCGCGCGATTTTGCTCGCCAAATGAATTGCTTTCAACCTTTGAAACGTTGGACAGCCAATCATTATTAAAACGAGTTTGCCAAACAACCTCAAAGCACATTCCAAGTATTTTTAATGCGGAATGCGAAAGGTCGTTTTCAAAATATCCGTCCGCGTAAAAATCGAAGTCAAATGTCGTATTTTCTTCAACGGGGTTATCCTCGCTCGCGTTTATGGTTATCACGCCTTTATCGCTGTCATACGAGCAAATATCCGTAGGAGTAGCAACTATTTGGTTGCCGTTAAGCGACAGGATTTGAGCGGAGAATAATTCATATTCTTTGAAATCATTTCCGAGTTCAACGGAATGCGGCGCAGTAATTTTCTCCGACGTCGTATATCTTTTGTTGTCGTATCTCGGCTCAAAGAATTTCGGATTTCTTTTCGTTCCGAGTAGATATTCCTGCATCTCTGAAGGTATTTCAAAGAGCGAGATTGCGGGAATAAAATACTGCGACATTTTTCTCGCATAAAGCGCGGGATTTGTGGGCAACAGCTCCTTTAACCTTATATCGTCCACATAAGTATCACAGTATTCAGTTAAAACTTTCAAAACCGGTGTCATAATTCCTTTCCTTATTCGCCGTCCGTTGCATCGTTCATTTCGGCAATCATATCTTTAAGAATGCCCTTAAACATACCGTCTTTGTCGTCTGCTTTTGAGATTTCATTGAGCTTTTGAATAAAGGGCTGATTTACTCTGTTGTCGCCTTTCATATAAGCATCGATATACAGAGTGGAGATAATCTGCTTGTGGCGATAACACGCCTTTTTGAAAATGTTAATAATATCTGTTTCGTCAAGCGACAAGAGCTTGTAATACACATCGCTTGAAAGCAATTCCCCATCTGTGTACTTTACGCCGTATCTCTCACGCTCGTCGTCTGTAAGTCCCGACAACACAATCAGTCGTCTGTCCTTTAAGCGTTTAAGGATTGCGGGGTTGAGATTTTGGAAAAATTCTTTCTTTGGAATATCTCTCGTGCCGCCTCTGCCTTGAATATCGCCGAGCTTTCCAAGGGAAACGGTTGACCCTTCAGCCACAGTTCCCATATACAAAAGCGTTACGAGCGGTTCACTTGTTTCTTTTACAACCACAGTTTGGTTGGCTTGCTGTACGTCGGCAAGTGCCGTCGCCACCGCTTTTGCAATCATTTTCTCGACTTCGCTCGCCGTGAAAGTTTTTTCTTTCTTTTCGCTTGCTGCCTGTTCCGTTGCGGGTTTTTGAGTTGCATTGTTTCTTTTCTTTGTTTCGTCTGCCATTTTTCTTTCTCCTTTGAAACATATAATTTTTATTGGGGGATTGCGGGAGTCGAACCCACGAACCGTTATCCCCATATAAACGGCGATAAACATTCGCGTATCGCCGTTTTTTATTCAACTTACTTTACCGAAATGGATTAAACCATCATCTTGAAAATCTTGGAGCTGAATACGGGAACGATGTCGAAAGCCAAGGTTTCCGTAATCTCAATCGTCATATCGGAAGTTTCCGTAGGTGTAAGCGTAATGGTAATAGGCGCACCGCTCGCCATAACGCCCGCCATAGGCGCGTGTCCGATTTTTGCGACGATATATACGTTTTCCTGTTCGGGGTCGTCGAGGCTGACGAATTTCGGGTCATAATTCTGCGTACCGGGTACAACAGACAAACCCGCTTCAACAAGGTCAACACCCGAAACGTTTGCAAGGAAACCATTTCTCGTCCACTCCGTACCGATTTCGCCTTGCGCACCCGCAATCACACCGTCCGCGCCAATCGTAGGAACGATATTGGAAAGCCCGGAAAGAGTACCGAGTGCCATAAGGTTGTTTCTCGTTACGCCGTTGATTGCTTGCGACCACATAAGAGCCTTATTCCAATTATCCATTGAGAAACCGTCAAGCACAAACGCGGAAGGAACATACTTCGTATTTCCGACCGCACCTTTGAATTTTTCAAGGGTCATAGAGTAGGTCTTATTGGCTGCACCACGCGCGAACGCCGCGTAAAATCTACCCGCTTCGCCGTCGATGACATCCTGATACCACTTGATGGATGCCTTTGCGGTATGGAGCTTGGGAGTAAGCGCGACCTGCGACTTGTAAAGTCTTTGGCGCGGCTTGCTCGATACAGCACCCCACGAATCGTCGTCGTAAACGAAGAAATCGTTGGACTCAATATCAATCATTTTTGTTTCGCCCAATCTACCCGACGTCCAAGAGATAAGACGGCTCGTTACGTCGTCCGTAATCGCAGGGAGCAACGGAGTAATGACTTCCGTCGCAATGGATTGAAGAGCAGCGAAGAAAGTTTGACTACCGTACAAACTTCTGTCATCTTCAACCTCTTTCATTGTGGAGTAGGGAGCTTTACCGATTTGACGGTTTGCTTGCGCCGCACAGAAAAGCACGGTTTGTTCCCAAACGTTACGCGAATACGAAGCGTAGTCGTTTACTTTAAGGACGTACTTTTCGGTCGAGTTCTTGTCGTTGTTTGCGATTCTGCCGAAGTATTCACAAGTAGCCAAACGACCCGCAGAAATCAGTTTGTCCCTGCTTAAAGTCATATTCGACCCGTCAGCGTTGCAAACCTTTACTTTTTGGTCAATTTCGCTCTTGTATGAGAAGATAGCTCTGGGCAATCTATTCAACTGTTTAGCATTCATAATGTGTGTTCCCTCCTATTACGCCGTTTTCGCACTTCTCAAAATGCGAACCGTGATTTTTTGTCCACCGTCATACGCGCCTTCAATAAATCTCTTGCTGATGTCGATGATTTCAGCGTAAACGCTACCGTCCGTAGGTGCAGTTGCAGTAGCAACAAGCAAGCCGTTGGAAATCGTTGCGTAAGGCGTTGCCGTAAGATTGGTGGGAAGTGTTTTGAAATTGCCTGCACCGAAATTGTACGATTCGCCGACAATGAGTTCGGTGAAGTCCGCTCTTTCCCCCGCGGGAACGGAAAGCCCAAGCGTTTTGCCGGGGAGATTGAGTACGAGTTCGCCGTCCGTAACCTTGTTTACGTCGTATGTATTGCAAGCGTAAATGCCCGTCTTATCGCCGGGGAAGCCTACAACGCTACCGTTCGCCGCCTCAACCATATACCACGAGTTGCCGTTTTTCATCCCGTGCTTTTCGTAGCCTTCCAAGGGAAGTCTGCCCGACGTTACACAAAGGAAACCTGCCGAACATACATCGGGGTTAAAGGTTTCACCGGAAAACGAGCCGAATTTGCCTGTAATATTTTGAAGGTCGTTTCTCTTGGAATTAGAAACATACACTTCAAACCGAGTATTTGCAATTTTAGCCATAATCTGTTTCTCCTTTTACTGTTAATCTTTGTTCGTGAACTCGTCAATCAGCTCATCCAAACCGTCTTTGGCTTTCGATTGACCGCCGCCCGCTTGCTCGTCCCAAACATAGGCTTTTTGTTTGGAATTTGCCATTACCTTGCCCGCTTCGATAACCTTATCCATACAACGGGCATCCACCGCTTTTACCGCTTCTTTTTCGCCGATAAACACACCGTCTTTATCTTCCATAGCGGCAAACGCACAGAGCTTTTCTTCTGCTTTAAGGTCGTCCACTTCGTCGTCCGCGAAATCAGCCTTGCTGTTCGCCTTGATTTCCGCGAAACGAGAATCGATTGCAGTCTTTACTGCATTTTTTCTGCGCGTAGTTTCTTGACTCTTCATCTTCTCGTTCGTTTCGGACAATGCCTTAATCGTCTTTTCGTTGTCGGTGATTTTACCTTTCAGCTCTTCGTTTTCCGCTTTGAATGTTTCAATGACGGAATCCAAGGCGAGCTTGACTTCGTTTTCTCCTTCCCCAAAAACAACAGTCGCGTTGACGGCAATCTTGCCGCCTTCAACCAACGCACCACTATCGTCTTTCGTTACGGAAGAAACGTAAGCCTCGTGCTTATCGCAAGAAAGCAAGGCTACCTTACTGCCAACAACTCCAAGAATTTGACAGTTCTTAAACATATTGTTAAGACTTTTCTTGTTCATAATTGTTTGTTTCTCCTTGTTATTTTTGGTTTGCGGATTTTGAGTTTGTGCTTGGTACACCGATGCGACTCGTAATGTTTCTTCTCTAATCTTATCAATGCCCATAGCAGACAATGCTCGGATATTCGCCCCGGCTACGGCTTCTTCTACACCGTCGCCCAAAACGGTTACACCCAATGGCATCCACTTTGTGTAAATGGGGTCATTTTCTTCGTCAGGAATATAGTCCATAACAAGAGTTTCGATACTGATTTGTTGCCCTTCAAGCCCCTGTTTCTTGATTTTGGCAACCAACTCCTGTGCGTACCATTTCCACAACTTACCTTTTGCGACTACCCATTCTTTGCCGTCTTTATGTTCAAGGCGTATATCTTCTTCGTTGCCGAGCAACCCAACTATATGCTCCGCGCCGTCGTCAAGAAACGTGGCAATCACAGAGCCGTCGGGTTGACGGACTTGCCTAAAATTATGACCGCTCTTTTTCCCAAGCTCCCCGTCAACATACGCAACGAGAATGGGGATGCCGGCAAGCAAGTTCAAATGTTCTTTCAGTTTCCCGAATGTCCATTTGTTTCTATGCTTTTTGTCGTTTATCAACCACAACTCCACATATTGGATTAACCCGTCGTTTTCGGAGAGCATTTTTAACAGACCGCCACCGCAAGACACTTCGTTCAGTTTTCCTTGTATGGTTTTGTTATCGCTCATAATTCTTTCCTTTGCCGCACCGCCTTTGCCCGGCGGCACGGCTATTTTGTTATTTTACATCAATGCCATTGAGAAACTCTTGCAGCTCTTTGGGGGTTTCCACTTTTTCCGCTTTCGCGGTTTTCCCCGTGTTTTTCTTCCCTTTTACTGCCGTTCCCGCAATGTCTTTTACTTCGTCTGTGGTAACAACCCCGTCAGCTTGTGCATCGCTGATTGCTTCCAAGACTTCCTGCCCCTCTTCGGTTTCAAGCTCGTTTTCGATTTTAATCCCGAAAAGATGGTCGATAATGCCGTAGAATGCCATAGATTGACCGCCGAGAATAAATCCTGCGGTTAAATCAAAAGCACAATGAAGTATGTAATAGCAATAGAGATATTCAACCAAGCAACCAAGCGCGAACGGAAGGAGCATAATCGTCGAATTCACCGCCTTTCTCGTGCTTTCTTTTTTGATTTTGTTCGTGAAGAACTTAATCGGGAATTTCAATAATTGCGTAAGTAAAAATACCAACAATGCCATAATCCATATCATTATGTTTTGATTGTATAAAATTACTTTGAGCCATTGCATAGTCCTTACTCCTTATCGCTGATTTGTTCGTCGAGAACCGCAAGAACTGCTCTGAACCCCTCTTCAACCTTGCTTTCCACCGCCGCGTTTACCTGCTGAATAAAAGCGGTTTTTTTGGCTTCACAGCTCGCCGTGATTTCATTTACGGTTTTTTCGTAATTCGCTTTTGCGACTGCAAGCGCATTTTCTTTTTCCGCTTCATATTCGGCGACTTTGGGCGCGATAACTTCTTGGTCTGCTCTTACCTTTTGGTTGGCAATTTCTGTTTGTTTCTGCGCCACGATATTCGCTCTTGTTTTTACAAGTTCGTTTTTAATGCAATCCAACATAATTTACCTCCTATTAGATTGTCGTAACAGGTTGAGCCGCAATAGGCTCTTCCTGCACAGGCGCGGTTTCTTCAACCGCAAGCTCTTCTGTTTGAGTTGCGCATTCAGGCTGCACATCTTCGACGGGCGGCTGAATAAAGCCCAACTTGATTGCGTAACCTTTCAGCTCTTCGATTTCCGCTTTCAAGGTTTCGGGGCTATTTTGGGAAAGGTCTTGATTAAGACAATTCAACTCCGCTTGGAGTTCGTCGCGCCTTTGCTCCTTGGCTGCGTATTCAACCAGAAGTTTCTCTCTATTTTCGAGTTCTCTCATAATAAAGTTCATAATCCTTTTTCTCCTTTTATTATTTTTTATAGTCGGCGCGGTTTTCCAATTTTTCTTCCCTAAAACCCTGCGATACTATTTCATATTAGATTTTTCCAAGACATTTTAAGACGATAAACGTTGCCGCCGCAAGAACGAGCAAGACGAGAAAAATCCAAACCGTAACTTTAATTTTTGGTTTATTCTTCGCATCTGCCGCTTCATAACGAACGAGAATATTGTCTATATCGTCAATAAATACCTTGATAATCCCGCACGGGACACCGATGGCGATTGTCAACACAATGAATATCGGTGAAAAAATAAACACCATAATACCGAGCAACCAATCGGGCAAATGCTTATTTATGCCAAAGGTTTGCAAAACCGCTTCGTTTTTACTCCGATTTGCCTCTTGCTTTTCAACTTCGGCTTTCGTTTCGGCTGTTTGCGCTTGCTTTTTCTTTGTTTCGGCTTTTGCAAGCAATTCTTCCGATTTTTTCTCCGTCAACTCACGGGCTGTTTCTTCGTTTTGTACGGCTTTTGCCGTAGCCATAGCACCAACAATATCTTCTGCTTGCTCTTCCATCGACTTCGACTTATCAACCTTTAATCGAATATCCGAAGCCGACAATTCAGTAATAGCCTTGCCATCTTCTTGGGCTACAATGGCGTGAGATTCTGCCGCCTGCCCGTTTTTTTCTTCAACCACAGGCTCTTCCGTTGGAGCTGTTTTCTCTTTTATCATAGCCCGTATCTCTTCCATAGGTCTTAATGTTTCAGACATATCATCACCGCCTTACACGAGATAAGTCGGGTCGGAAACCTTTATTTTGCAATGTTTGCAATACCCAATTTCGCCCGTGTTTTTTACGTAATAAACGAAATTCATATCTACGGCAATGATATACACGACTTCCTTTTTCTCGTTTTGCAATATAGCCTTAATTTTCATAATCTGATTCTCCTTGCATCATTTTACATTGCCGCTATCGGCAGATTTTTCATTTCCTTCCGTTATCTTTTTGTTTTTGGGGCGACCCACCGTTTTACCGTCTGCGCTTTGCGTGTACGACGTCGCGGGCGGTGTAAGCATATCCAAGAAACCACTTGCCTCTACACCGTTCATCACCGCAACTTTATCCAACATACTCTGACCGTCAAGCGCAGCAAGATACGGATATACGCTCGTGTCGCCGTTCGATACCCGCTTTTCAAGATTTTCGCGCAATTCATTGTCGGTATATATTGAACCGAACATTGTAAATCTGAAAGCGTGTTTAAGATTCAGGCTCTCGTAGAGATTGTCCATCATTCTCTCAAACTGTTTGTAGATACAATTTGAGTAACGGCTTTCAAGTTTTGCGGAAATCTCTGCTTGCCCTGCTTTAACATCTTCGTCAACGGGAATAATACCGCTTAATCCCGCCTTTGCCATACCGTACTTATTGAACGAAGAAGAGATTTCGTTTGCGTTTGCGCTTTCCGTGAAATCGTGGCTCTTAATGTTCTGCACGGGAGCAGAGAAGAACGATGCGCCCGACGTATTATTTTTAAGCATAAGCTCTTGGAATAAGGTTTCAAAGAGCAATCTTCCACCGCGAGAAAGACGATAGCCATCTTCCACCGTGCTTCCATTGTCTTGGAAGTACGGAATTTCGCCTGTGAAAATCTTAATTAGGGGATTGAGTAATAAGCTCAACTGCGCCGCCTCATAATCGCTCTGTTGCGAATAGGTAAGCATTAAACCGCTCAAAGGAGATGCAACAGCAGGTGTCGTGTCGTCGATTTCAAACGCATACACCTTGTCCACGGGGAGTGTTACATAGTAATACCACTCGCCGTTTTGCTTAAATGTTTTTGGATTGCCCGTGGCGTTCGACTTGATATTGCAAGGGTAAAAATGAATATCTTTGCCTTTGCAGGGAACGCTTGCGTACACCGCCATTTCTCCCCTTTTTCTCGATTTCGGTTCTTCAAACATACTATTGAAGTCATCAAGGTAAGGCTTAAATAAATCGCCGTATTGTAAAGGGTCTGTCCCCGGTTGCATAAAGTAAAACATATTAAACGAAATAGTCCATCCGCTTAAATTGTTTTTCCCAACAATCCAACACCAATCCGTTGGAAGTTGTTGCAGAAACGCATAGTTCACTTTATTGTGAACCTTGTCGGCGTTTACGCGCAAGGAATAAAAAACTTTTCCTTGGTTGACAGCTTCCCCGGCAATCCTATGGGCTTGAATATCAGGGCGAAGAGTTTTATTGACTTTATCAATCAAGCGTTCTTCTCTCTTATACTCTTCCGATTTTGCATCTTCGCTCGTCAAATACAACGGCGTTGCGCAATAATGATAAGTGGGAATATCCTGATATGTTTTTGAGATTTTGAAATAGGGATAGGCAGTCCACCGCAAGATTTCGCTCGTTTGCCGCAAGGGTTGTTCATTTTGATACGGGGTACGTAAAAACTCCCCTATCTCTTCCTTTGTGTAATCAACGGGCAAGGACGAAATTGCCTTAATTCTTGCATTCTGTATCTGCGGTTGATTTGCATAACTTTCGCTCGCGCGAGAAAATGCGCCAAAGAGATTTGCAACGGGCAACCCTTGTCCGTAATTGGACATTATGCTATTCAGAGTTTCGAGAATGGCAGAATACGAAGTCTTTTTCGTTTCGGCTACCGATTGCCCGCTCGCGTTCTTATTCTGTTTTTGTTGCTCCGTTTTGTTCATACTAACCCTTGTTTACTTTTTCTTGCTCTGCTTTTAATTCTTTTTTGAGAAGTTCAAAAAACTGCTCCGCGTTTTTCGTCGCCTCTTCCATAGATTGCCCGAAATGTCTTGCGCTGATGGTGAGTTTCGTTTGGGTCAACCACGCTCTTTCATCAGAAGAAAGTTTGCTTTCTTTTTCGGGAAGAACTTTTTTTAAGCCTTCTACTTCTTTTTGGCTATACACAAGCATATACCCACTCATTGGAGAGAAATAACTAAACTCCTCTTCGGACAAATCTTTGTACCTGCCAATATAAAGCGAATATTTCTCCATTATCTTCTCCTTAATGCAAGTAGGTTCGCTCTTGTATTGTTTTGCACACCGCCATATCGTGGGATGTCAATCTGCCGTTGCTCAATCGCATCCGACCACGACGACTTCTTTTTGTAGGTTTCTTTTACGAGTTTATCTTCAAGAAGGCTAATAAAGCGTAAGCCGTATTTTCCCGCCGAATGTCGGTCGCGTTGCTTTCCTTTACTTTTCCGAACTTCCTTTATCGAAGTTCCGCTCGGCTTGACTTGAAGATTTTGTATTTCTTCGCACCACCCTTCCGTTTGCTTATAGGGTTGTGCTACCTTGCCGTCGTCGAATGTATCTTTTATTCCGTGAAATATTTTGTACGCTTCCACGCCGTCAAGAACGTTTGTCGTCAATATCTCGATATTGCCTTGCTCCCACTCACGCTGAAGGTATCTAATCATCTGCCCTTCGTCGTCCGTTCCACCCGCTCTTGTCGCTTTTAACGGATAAATAATAGGCAATGCGTTAGGCTGTTCAATATCTGCATACGCGCAATGGTCGTAGCAACAAAGCGTAGGCGTTCCATCACCCGTTGGTTTCATAAGCTCTTGCACCACCGTCTTGCCGACGGCGCGAGCATCGACCACGATATATGTCGCTTGACCGCCATCCATACAAAACCGTAACCACAAATCTTTCAACTTTTGCGCTTGCAATGCTTCCGTTTTTGGCGGTGGATAGCTATCGACAAATACGGCTTGTTTTCGATACTTATCGCGCTTTGCGGGGGTTGTATATCTTGTACATTTCCAAACGACGTCGGCGCACTTTGCGTTCTTTTGTCCTTCTTCGTAGGAAACGTCGTGAGCAACTACATATACAGCATTCGGGTCGCCGCTATGACGATTTTCCATAACCATAAGTTTTTTGCTTTTGGCTAATATTTCGTCGGAGAGCATAGGATTTTCGCCCGTTCCCGTGTACCGCGCTTCCATTTCGCGTTGCCAAACTTCTACTGTTGATGTAGATTTTTCTTTCTTGTAGTAAGCAATGCCCCTTAAATTGCAGAGTAAAGCCGAAATCCAAGAAATATCCATACAGAAACCGTCGTATTTATCGCCGAATATCATCGCTTTTAAGGCGGTCTTGCGATAGACGGTAAACGCCTTGTTTTGCCGCGAAGATGCGTTCGATATACAGTTAAACTTTAACTGTACGCGGGTTCTGTCTTTTACGCCGTTTATCATTCGTTCAAGACGATGCCCTTTCTTTACATCTTCTTCAAAGTCGTCAAAGTTAAATCCATCTTCGCCGCCTTCTTGCGCCATTTCTTCGGCAATTACGGCGTGAAAGTTGTCGCCGCGCGGTGCATACATTGTGAACTCTGACCCGTAATCGGTTGTGATACGGAACATATCCGCTCTGTCGTTATTTTTATTCCAATAGCTCGTCGCAATCGGATAGCATTTTTCTGTAACGGCGAATGCTTGCGATGCAAGTTTTGCGGATTGTTTCTGTGCGGGGGCGTAATATCGAACTTGCTCGCCGGGATAAAAAGTCCCATCGTGTTCTTTGGAGAGCATCGCCACAAAGGTCTTTGTAATACCTCTCGCGCCTGTTATGTACGTAGTTTGGTATCTTGCCTGCACCCGGAGCATAATTCTCTGCGCAAGTTCAAGCCCATACGGAGCGTTTTCCGAACGAATCAAATCATACCAAAAATCGGGATAGAAACGGAAAAAGCTGATAAGCAAGCCCCACGCCTTTTTATCTACGCTCTCGTAATCAAACGCTTGCTCTTTTTTTGTCTTTTCCCAACGACCTATCTTTTTGTTCCATTTGCGCCCTTCTCCGCAATAACCCGTAGGCATTACTTTTTACCGCCTTTACTTTTTTTTGTGGCGGGCGCGGGTGCAGGCTTTTCAAACTGTACCTTTGTTAATCCCGCAAATCTCTTATTCTCTTTCTCTTGCTCCGTTTCTTCGGGTTCAAATTCACCGTATTCGTCAACGAGTTCCATTTCAGCAGGCAAATCAACCAATGTCGCTATGTCTGCATTTTTTCTCATTGTATTGTGAATATCGAGTATCATTTGGTCTGCAACGTCCAAAGAATAAGCATATTTTTTTGACTTAACGAATTTATCGCGGAGAACTTCTACAAGCTCGTCGTAATTAAGCAGTTGACCGTTCTCCATAAGCCCCATAGCTTCCAATGCAACGACCATTGCATCCATTTTCAATGGCTCTACGGGTTTTTCGTCTTTTCTACGAAGTTGCTCGGATGCGAGCATACTGTCGATAATCTTTTGCACCCTATCATATCCCGCCGCATCGCCGAGCGAGCGTAAATGTTCTTGTACGAGAGAAAGGGTTGAAACTTTTTTGAGAACTTCACGCACGGTGTCGTCCAACGAAACCCCTTTGTATCTCGATATACGTGCATCGTAAATCCTATCAAGCTCGTCGTAAACTTCCGTTGTCATAGGCAGATTTTGCCACAATGTACGCGTTCCCCACATTTCCCTTTGCTTTTCAGTTCCGGGGAGCTTTGAAAGCCTATCTTTTTCGTAGTGAATATATTTCGCAAAATCTTTTTCAGTAAAATCTTTACCAAAAATCCGCAACAACCTTGATTCGCCGTCTGCAAAACTTGCGGGTCGTTCGTTCACAAGGTGCTTACCGTTTTCTTCAAGCAGTTCAATGTAGGAAAACCATTTGTTCTCTTCCTGCTCAAAATCTTTTCCAAGGAGCAACGGGTGGAGTGGCACATCAAATCGCGCACAGTTCAAATACAAAGCCAAATGCGTTCCGTTTGCCTTTTCAAACTCTTCAAACGATTCACTTTCGCAAAAGATGCAGTATGGCACTCCTTCCGCTCGGCAATTCTCTTCGCTTAACTCTGCTCCGCATTTGTGGCAAATGTATTTAATTTTGGATGACCTGCTGTTCTCCATTTCTTCTCCCGTTTGCCCAATTTTGCGTTCCTGCAATGAAAAGAAAAACCGAGTAAGTTTGTTCAACTCACTCGGTTAAAGCGCATTTTTTGTAAAAGACACTATGCCCTGCTCACATTCCGCGAGTTGGTGTAGGCACATAAGGTGTTTCCTATTATCGTGTCAATTACTTGGCGAATAATAATTTTCGCTAAAATATTCAGTTTCTTTTTATATTTTAGCATAGAATTATTCGTTTTACAAGTCTTTCAAATTATTTCAATTCGCAGAATATTACGAATTTTTCCCTTTGGGTAAGCCGACAAGCTCATAGAATCTGCTGAAATCAATGTTTTTGGGTTGTTTTTCAGGTAAATACGCAAGCCAAGTCGTGCCGTAGTCTTTTAGATTATAAGCCGTACCATACCCAATAGTCCCACATTGAAATTCGTCGGGAATGAATTTTGCTTGCGGTGTTTTCTTCCAATATCTCACACCCGCAGTTTCATATTTTGTGTCCTGCAAAGCATCCACACAAATCCACGCGCCGATGGGCAAATCCTTTAACTGTTCCACGGTAAGCGGGTTTTTCTCGGTGGAAAGCTCTATTAAAGTAGTCGTGTTTACATATTGCCCGCCCGCAACTCTTTTACAAACATCGTCAACAGCCTTTTGTATATTTTCGGGTGTTGCGAATCTAAACACATCTCCGCTGATTGGAAATAATGTCTTTAACTCTTCGGCGATTTTTCCCGCGATTTCTTTACGCGCCTGTTCGTAAATAACATCCCGATAATTCTTTATTTCAGGGCTATCCCACGTGCTTGTTTCGACGACCAATTCGTTTTCTCGGATTTTGTGATAATTCAAAACGACTAACGCCCTTGCCTTCCCCCTTGTTTCGGCAAATACAACCGCACAACTAAACCCGTCTTTTTCTCTTGCCGCCCACGCTTTCATTATTCATTCTCTCCTACATATTTTTTCCAAAGGTCAACCCAATCGTATAAATAGAGCATTCCTTTTTCTTTGCATAGATTGTTTATTTCGGTCAAAATCTCTTTCGCTTTTTCCTTTTCAACGTACCGCATACGACAAACCTCGCATTCAATAGTATGTTTTGGTTCGTTGGGACACTTGTCAATAAACGCCCCACAATCTTTTATTAGTTTCTCGTGTTCCATATCTCTATTTCACTCCGTATTTCTTTCTTAAAACATTTGTTATTGCAACCGTCTGACCGCCACTCTCTAAATCAACTGCTTGCAAGATTTCTACTACCGTTCTGCTTTTCTGTTGGTAGCCCCTTTCAATTAGCTGTTCTGCTACAATTTCATTGAGAGATTTTGTGTGTTCGCTCGACTTGAACCTGCCGTTCTTGGAAAGCATTTCCTTTGTTTCTGCAACAAGCCAATCCGTAGCATATTTACCCACTTCCTGTAAATCGTTTGAAAGCTCTTTTATTTCTTCATTCTTCATATCAATCTCGCGCTCCCTTTTTAGCAGATTTTATTTTTTTGATACAGTCGGGACAAAAGTCAAACCCGTTTACCTGCGTTGTGCAATCTCGACAAAGAATTTTATTGCAAGTAATCAACCGCTTTTTGAAATCAATCGTATTCACGCTCGTTCCTATCGGCATATCGCATAGAAATTGCGCTTCTTTTCTCAAATCGCCACAGAAGGTACATCTTTTTGCAAGCGGTACGGGTGGTACAAATTTTATTATGTTTTCTCTACTCATTGTCTTTCAGTCCCTCTACCAACTCGTCAATCTTTTTTCTCCAATCTACGCCCATCATACCACCAAAAATAGCCATAAGGCAAACTGTGCAAATACTGTCGCCTGCCAAATGATAGCTACTCGATTTTGATTGATTTTTGCGCACTCTTTCGTAATCTTCATCTTTTACCGCTTGAAGTCGAAAGCACTCCTTTTCTGTGAGTTTGCGCACTCGAACGCCCGTTTCTTGCGGTTCGACTACCCCTTGACCGTTTCGTTTAAGGTCAGCCCCACAATTCCTTGTGAGTGCGCCCACACAACTTTGGTCGGCGCGTACCTGTTGATTAAATCCGTCGTAGATGATAGGCTCTAAAACTTTCAACCCGTCGCGCTTACTTCTAATCGTTGGTCTGTTATCCGTTACCCTCGGCTCTCTGCCCTTATAGGTATCATCAACTATCATAGGCTCTAAAATCTTCACTTCTTGATTCCCCCCCCCCGCGCAAGTTACGGTAGGGGCTAAATGTTCGATAGAATAAACACGCCTACTTGCTTCTATTGTCCTATCCCATTTTCCACCGGTGAGCGTTGCCACCTGCTTACACCTTGTTATTTCTTCCATTCCACCACTCCATTATTTCCGTCCATAGTTGACGATTTTCGCACCGTCGGGAAAATATCCGTTTCTTCTATCCCACCGCGATTATAGCCGTGCGGACGGCTCACAACTATTGTTTTTTTTGTTTCCATCACCGCCGTCATCGCTTGATTGCCAAATCCCTTCCAATCTCGCGCCATCACCGTTCCCGCGACGTCCACGAATTTCTTTACCGTTTTCCCTTGGTTGCTCAATAACAAAGTTTGAACTTGGTCTGTATCCGCTTTCAGTCTTGATAGTCTTTGCGTACCCCCCCCGTCGTAGGTTGCCAACCGAATCCATTGCCCTTGGCATCGTGGCGTTCTTTATGAAGGTTTAACGCTTGTATTGTTTCTTCTTTTAGATAATAGCTTTCGTCCACATTTTTTTGAAGGACGTCGCGCAGTCTTTTTTTTAGGGGAAACCCCGTGGGGTGATTGTAGTAGTAATCCCCAAGGATAGAAACCGCAAAGCATCTCTCTCGGTTTTGCGGAATGCCAAATTCCTTTGCATTCAAATTTGCCCATTTCGTTTTGTACCCAAGCTCGTCGAGAAAAGCTATCCATTGCGCGAAATGCGGCATATTTTTCCTGCTCGTAACATCAGGAACATTCTCCATTAGAAGAACCTGCGGAAGTTCGTTGCATTCCTTCAGCAATCGCTCCACCTCCCACAGCAATCCACTACGCGTTCCACTCCCTTTCTCCATCCCCGCGCCCTTTCCCGCCGAAGAAAGGTCTTGGCAGGGGAATGAGTAGGTGAGTATGTAGCAGTATTTGTCGGTTTCTTCAACCTGTAAATCCCCCCCCCTTGCCATTGTTATAGAACCAAGGTTTCTCGTTGCTTTCATATTGTTATAAACTGCCCTACGCCATTTTTCGCCACCGTTATGTTTCTCTATTTGTTTGCGGGTCATAGGCTTGTTGTAGTCTGCTGATATTCTCCCGTCGAGAAAGTCCACGAGTTCCCCGTCGGTCATCCCCATAGAGTAATCCGTTGAGTCGCCTGCAAAGTGCATATCCTTATACGCTTGAATGGATTTTACCGCCCATTCGCTTATAACGTGGTGTTCAAAGGGTACGCCGAGATATTTAAGGGAAAGTGCTTGACTCCCATACCCTGCAAAAAGCTCTATTAGGCGTATAGGTTTATCTATTTTGAACGGCTGACTGCCGTCAAATAAGCTCATTTGAAACATTTTATTCTTCTCCTAAATAATGTCAAAAATAGACATTTGCCTTATTCGCGGCGGTTCTGTAAGGTATTTCCACCGAAACGTGTCGTTTGGGTTGATAATTCCTTTATCTTCCATCTCGAATCTCTTGTCAAAATCCCGCACCGTATGACCGTCGGGCTTAAACGTTGTCGGGCTGTCCTTGTCCCACTTTAATAAGATTTCCCAAAGGTCAGGGTAATTCTTTCGCAATAACCTTAATTGCTCAACCCCTTGGTTGTGGCAGAACCAACAGCCACCCCTTGTCGCCGTCGTATATGTCGGCGATAGCAAATCATTGTATTTTGCCCACAATCCGCAATAATCTTCATCCCACCCAATTTCTGCAAGTGGCAATATAATATCTTTTCGTTTGGCGTGTTTTTTAATTCTTAAAGGCTCGTCCGCCGCAATCCCAAGATACTGCACGACATTTATACCGCCCGTCGTGTTCGGGCTTTTGGAAAACCCTTTGTTTGAGTTGGGTACACCAATTTCCCCGGTTGACTGAAATGGGAAAGCCCGTAATGCGGTTCGTTTGAGTTCCCCCGTGCAGTATTGACTCCATTTCGTCGCAAAGCCCGTGATTGAGTCTGTCGGAAGGCTTGCATTTTGAGAGCCGAGTTGCACCATTGCCCGCCGAGCATCGGAAAACCGTAAATCCTTGCCCCCCCCGCGATTGCACAACTCGATAGAATATATCTTCGTACGTCAACCGCTCCGTTTTCGTATTTGAGCTTTTTACACCAACTTCCGATTGTAAGAGGGAATCCTTTGATTGCTCCTGCAAACTGTCCACTTTCAAGCACATTGTAGAACATTTGCTCGTAAGAGAGTTTTTGTTGCCCCCCCCCGCAAACCTTCTTCGTTGCGCAAATATGCTCGACTTTTATTCCCCAACGCCGTTCTATAATTTCATCTGCCCTTGCCTTAAATTCCATCATAGGCGGCAAGTCGGCGGGGATTGTGTCCGTAGCCCACACCTCTGCGTGTACGATTCTGTGGAGCGGAAGTCCAAGTTTTTCAATCGCCCCAAGGCAAGCAAGACTATCTTTTCCGTATGAAAGCGAGAGAACGTAAACCGCGTTTGGGTCTATTTCTTCGGTTATGTATTTGTTAAGAAGGCGATAATTTGTCATTTTTCAGGTATAGCCTCGTAATATCCGCTCTCAATCTCGACAAAAGTACAAGATTTTCCGTGTTCTCTATGGTATTTAGCCTTCAATTTTTTCTTTGCTCTTGCAAGGCTTGTGAACCAAGTTTCATTGTACTCTTCAAAGAAATATTCCCAACTATCGGAATTTGTCATACTCCCGAAGCTCGCAACAATAAAGCTGTCCGCACCGAGTGCGTAAACTTCTTCCGTGAGTATGGAATCTTCGTATATGCAATAAACCGTTCTGTTTAACGAAGGTTTCATAACTTGCACTCCTTGTAAAAGGCGTCGATTTGTTTGTTTGCTTTTTCGTATCGTTTACGCGTTTCATCCCACGCCGCCGACAGTTTATCATACTTTATAGATTCTTGCGACGACAGCCTTGAAAACTTAAACTTTTCCCCGTCGCCATACTTTGCGGCGAGTTCTTTTTGGTATTCAATGAAAGCAGTTAGCGCAGCATTCTCTTCTTCTCCGGCTTTGCACATAGCCTTGTAAAGCTCTTCGTGTTTCGTATGCCAACAACGATGCAGGATACAGCTTGCTTCATTGAAGATTGTTTCCGAAAGCATTGCATCTATAATTTGCTCCTTGCTGTATTTAAGAAACTGTGCTTTTATCTTTGCTTTATCCATCCTGTTCTCCTGAAATGTTATCTTAAAAAGAAGCTTATTTGTCCATTTTGGTCTATTCCGTTCAGCCTATCGTTTGCGACCTTTACCCACTTTTCTTCAATTTCGACCCCGATATACCGCCGCCCTATCTCCTTGCAGGCGACAGCTGTCGTGCCACTCCCAACAAAGAAATCTGCTACAATATCGTTTGGCTGCGTTGCGTGTAGCAAATGCCGTTCCACAAGTTGCAGGGGTTTAATCGTTGGATGCTCGAATAAATCCTTGTCGCTTTTATTCGCCGGGGAGCAATACCATTTACTTTTCAGCTCGTAGCCGTCGTTTAAGGGTACGCCGAACTCCCGCATATATACGCAATACTCCAAATCGGGCAACCAAATATTATTCGTTTGCGGAGTAGGGTTCGTCTTACACCATACTAACAAGTCAGTATTATAACCCCCCCCCCCCATTTCATAATATCAAGCAGTTGCATCTTACTGCACCAAATGAAAATGTTGACTTTTTTGAGAACCCTTTTGAACTCTTCGAGAATGGAGTAATCAATCCCTTTTGAAATATCTTCAAGCTCTTTTTTCTTTCTCGCCGTTCTCACACACAACTCACTATGCCCAACGCCGCCGTTTACATATAAATAGGGAATATCCGTATAGATACAATCAATACTCTTATCGGGGATGCTTTTTATGAAGTCGTAGCTATCCGCGTGAATGATTTTGTTTATGTACTTTTCCACCGTTCTGTTTTTCCTTTCTTCGTTTCTCTTCCAATGCTTTCTTTGCTGATAGAAAGTGTCTGCACCCTCTATCGCCGCATTGCGCCGTTGGGTATGGACAATCTTCACAGATTGCAATCTCTTCGGGCGGGGTGTAGGTTATATACTCGTCAACCTTCTTGTATTTCACGACTGCACCCCATACGTGCAATCCATACACATAAAAAGTCTTTCTGTTTTTCTCGTCTTATTGCGATTATTCAAATGACTTTCAACGCCCTTTTCCCAAATGCAAGCAAAATCTTTCGGCGCAGAGTTTTCGCTAACAATAACTATATTTCCTTCTTTGGTTCGCTCTCTGCACCAATCCCAAAACTCTTCGGTATTGAATCCCTCCCCGTAGCCAATTCCTTCAGCGTAAGGCGGGTCGCAATAAAATAACATTTTTGCGGGCTTTGGCAATACCATTTTTCTATAATCGCAGTTTTGAATGAATATATTTGTTAATTTGGGAAGTTGATTTTGGAAATTCCTCTTCGCTTCTTCAAAATAATCACGAGTTTTTCCGTCTTTCGTTTTAGCCGTCGCGCCGTAGCAACCGCCGTACACACGGGAATTATACGATGCAAAGAGAAGTATTGCCGCCCTGTACCAACTTTGGTATTTATGCGGATTATCCCGAACGTCGTAATATTCTTCGCGTGTTGGCGTTTTAAGTGTATCAAGTAAACAAGGATTTCTCCTGCACTCAACAACGAGATTGCACACGAGCTTATCAATATCCGCGCCTATGCGCACAACGCATTTGATTTTATCAATAATATTAAACCCACCCACAAAAGGTTCTATGTAAAACTCAATTTTATTTTCGTCTATGATGTTCTGCAAAATCGGCACAATCTCCGATGCAATTTTCGACTTGCTCCCAATGTATTTCACTCTTTCACCTCGCATTTCAATCGTTTTGCAATCTCCGCAATCTTTTTCGTTACAACATCGTATGTCAATGTGCTATCAATTAAAGAAAGGTTATCTGCTTGTTGCTCATTTTTTACATTCAGATAATCAAAGACCGCTTTCCGTATCTCCCCCAAAATCTCCCCTGCTACTTCACTCTCTTTTTTATATCCGACTTCCACGAGCCTTTGTGCTATTACGCATTCGGGGCAATCTATGTCGTCGCCAAAAACGCAGCCCGTTTCTTCCACAAACCCACATTGATTTGGCATTAACGGCTTGATGATTTTTGCCATTTCAGCAACTCGTTCTTTTTTATCCATTCTTATCTCCTACTATCGTTACCCCGCCGCATCGCTCGCATTTGATTTCGGCGCGTTGTTCTTCCGAGAATCGTATTTCCCTGCCGTGGCGTTTCATAACCACTTCCCCGTCTTTTACTGCATATAGAGGGTTTCCGCAAATCTGCCCGTTTTCCTTTTTGCATTTACAGCGAAAAATCTTTCTATTGCCCATTGGTCGCTTTCTCCTTAATACAAAGTTCTTTGCCCAAGACTGACAATACAAACTGTGCGTTTGCAATGGACGGTGTTCCTTTTCCGCGCAACCAACCGCGAATTGTCGCCTCGCTTATCCCGGACTTTTTCGCTATACTATTAACGGACAACTCGCTTTCCGTTATTTCTTTTATCACAAGTTCGCAAATATCAGTCGTTCCCATTATTCTCAAATCTCCTTTATTCGGATTCCGTGGAAATACAGCATCATTTTTCGTTTTAAGATATACTTGACAATCCCCGCGCTTGCAGGGTCGCGGTAGCCTTTGACATCTTCAACAACCATTTCCCCTGTTTCTACGTCGGTGTAAACAAAGTCCGCTATGTATTTCACGGATTGCTCTATTACCTTTCCTTTTTTTACTCCACCACGCTTGCCAATAATATCAGGCTCTCTTTGCGTAGGAATAAGCAAAAACTCTTTTTGGATTTCAAGGTCTTTGATTTTGCCTTGCTCCAAGAGATACGAAAGTTCCCCGTATCTCTTTGCTTCCTTGTTACTCGCAAACTCGTGTCCGTCTATTACTATTTTTTTTGCGTTATATTTTCCGTTGTACCGATTTCTTGTAAATCCCATATCCTTACTCCTAATGTTGCCAAGGCAATTTATCTTGTCTGAAATCTTCTCCCATTATTCCACGCAGGCTTTCCTTCATAAAAATCCCCACGCCATAAATGGTAGCCGCATCCACAATATCTTCCACCCATTGTTTTTTGGGTACTACTTTTTGTTTTCTATTACCCGTTTCAGCCCCAATAATTACTGTTTTCAATACCGGGTCTATATACGGAATTATATCAATCGGCTCTAACAACGGTTCGATGCTCAAAAAGTCAACGTTGAGTGGTTTCAGAGAAGGATTCCTTTTTTGAGTAATCGTCTTTCCAACAAAGAGATTGTGCGGTTGAACTTTTGTGTACTTGCAGAAATACAACCATAGTCTTTCCCTTAACTCGGCGACATTTTTCGTAAGGGCAATGTATTGGTGTTGCGGATTATTATGGATTGCCTCCATAGTTTCGTCAAACCAAGCCTGTTTCCAATTCGCTATATCGCTCATACTGTCGATAAATACACTTTTGGGAGCTTTACTTTCAAACTGTTTCAGTCGCTCCGGGAAGAATTGCGGTTTCTTAAAATCGGGGACAATTTTGAATCTATCGTTAATCTTCTTTGCATAGCAGTATTCGCAACCATTTTTACACCCAACAACGGGATTTACTGTGCAGTCGCACCAATCAATTTTCGTCTTTTTCATATTATCCTCGCAAATACGGATTGTATTTTTTATCCTTGTAAATATCGTGTTCTTTGTATTCCCCGTCAATCATTACAAAGAAATTGAAGCTCACGCTATTAAAAGAGCCTTTTATTCCGCGCAATGAAATACTCGTACTGCTCTGCCCCATTTCAACGTTCTCAACCTTGTACATATTTCCAAGAATGAGATACCGTTTATTCCGTTCTTTATCGCTTTCTCGCCCGTTGTTTTCGTGGCAATATTTGGCGAATAGTTGTGGCGCGGAAATATCATCCAACAATTCTGTTATGCGCCGCAAGTCGTCGCGCAACACGCTTTCAATCTTTTTGAGCATTTCGTCGTACCCTGCTTGCGAATATTCAAAAGTGTAGGGGTATCTCTTATCATCATAACCAAAGCAGAACGCTCTCCTTCCCCGCTTTCTGTCTAATAATATCTCTATTGTGAGATGCTTTTTGAATGCACCGTGAGCAATCATTACATCTAATGAGAGCGGGTTTGAAAACTGCGGGATGTCGTTCTCGTCCAATCCTTTATATTTTCCGCGTTTCTCGAATACGCAGTAGCCTTTTTCTATGTTATCAAAAGAAGGTATAATCTTCATTGTTTCAAATCTCCAATTTTAATTGTGTTGGCTTTGTTTCATCTATCCACGACTGCATCCTTTTTAGGCTGTCGTCGCAGAATATATTGTTGTGCAGTATCTGTGCCAATAAAACAAGACAAAATGCGTTTGCCGACGGAAACCGTTTCAGGTACAACTCGCGCAGTCGTTTTCTGCTCTCTTCTACGTTGTCATTTTGAATATCCACACCGACAATACTCGCCAATGCTTTAAGACCTTCTTTTTCGCTATTGCAACGCTCCAACTTTCTTGAAAAAATCTCGACGAGAAAGTTTCCGTTCCCGCAAGCAGGTTCAAGAAAGGTGCTTTCGATATTGTTCCAAATTTCATCAGGAAGAAGGTCGCACATAGCTTTAACTTCGCGTTCCGAGGTGAACACCTCGGCAAATTCTTTTACTCTCTTACGGCTTTTGATTTGTTTTTCCATTTTTTGCCCTTTCTGTAAGGTCGTTGTATTCCAACTGTTCCCGCTTTGCCATTTCAGCCCTATATGGAGCAAGAAATTTGATAATGTTATAGACACTTTCAGAACTCAAAATCATAAGCATACGCTCAATGTCTTTCTTGGCTTTATTCAAATCTCTCTCCGTGTCATATCCCGATAATACGAGATTTCCACCAAAATTCGGGATTCCCGTTTTTTTTCTTCTATCGTCTGTTTCCATTTCACCTCTCCCTATTTATTAAAAAAGATAGTCGTCGTCTTTTTCTTCGCCCGTAGCGTATTTCGTTGGTATGTTTATGTCGGTTTCAGGCTTCACAAGCGGAGCAACAAGATTGAGCGGTAAAAGCCACTCGATGCGGCATTCTTTGCTCGGTTTCATCGTCCCTGTTTCTCTATCTTCAAACTCGCCTTCTTTAACCCACCCCGCGAATTGCACCACGTCGTTCTTTTTCAAAGTTGTAGCAATATCGTAAAGTTGTTTGTTCCACATATTGCTATACACCGCACACACAACCGTTTCGTAGATATGTTCCCCTTGTCCGTTGATTATCGTGCCTGTATTTACCGAAAAACCTATTCTTTTGAATCCTTTGGCGACCGTTTGTAGCAAGGGACTTTGACCGTCCCTCGCCACAATACGACCAACACCGGATATGACCCACCTTTTCAGTTTTTCGTCATACTGTTGAATTACCATTATTCGCCATCGTTACCGTCAAAGAAAGTTGCAGCAACGCTTTCTCCCTTTTTCTTACGCCCACGTTTTGGTTTCACTTCGCCTGTTTCACCGTCGAAATCTTCTTCCGTATATTCAACGGGTTCTGCTGTTTCATCCGTTCCATCAAAGAACTCTTCGCTTGTTTGCTGTTGCTCTGCAATAACTGCCGCGAGATTTGCATCTTGTGCATTTTTATCTTCCACTTCGTCTGCCGTTCTCATTTCAATAGACTTCGGTGCTTTCTTCAAGACTTGGCGCAACACGAGGTTCTTTGCCATTTCGTCAAATTGCGCAATCCAAGGCGTTTCCGCTTTCTTCTCTTCTTTCCAATCGGAGAGCCTTTCGCCTTTCTGAACCTTTAAGAATACCTTGTAGTCAAAAGCCTTGCTGTATCTCTTTGCGTGTTCGATTACCTTGGTCTTGGAGAAATAAACAGACTTGAAGAATCCATTTAATAACTTGAAGAATGCGTAGTAACCAATGATGGGCTGTTTTTCTCTTTCTTCGTCATCTTCGATAAACTCGATGATAGGTTTGCCCGTTCTCTTATCTTTCCCCTTATATTCGCCCTCGCGGATTTCAAGCGCATCCAAATCTTCATATTGCGCCGTGCGCATAGCCAACTGTACGCGCCCATTCGTCATAATTTGGAATTGAGCTTTGTATGTGTCGTAGTCCTTGGTCTGTGCATTCCAATTAGAGCCGTAAGGAACGAGCGCATACTCGCCGAGCGCGGGAGAAGGTGAAAGCTCCAAAGCCTCGCCCTGCAACGCTGCGGAGATAATCGTCCTTGCTTCACATTTTTGCAGTTGCGGGTTTGCAGATACCGCCGATACGACCGCCGTTACAAAGCGATTTACTCTCTTCGGGTCTTTCAAGGTGCTGTTGATGAGAGCTTGATAGCCCTTGGATTGAATTGCCTGACTAAACGGTACTACTTTCCCGCTTTCGTCGTCTGTTGCCAACTGATTTGATACTGTTGTTGCCATAATATTTTCTCCTATTTTTTATTTTTGTTTTTACTTTTTATGCTTTTCCGTAACGCATACCGTTTTCGTTAAGGAATTTCTTTAACTTTGCAAACTGCTCGCTCGTTCCCCAAACCTTAAAAGTGATTTCTTGCACTTCTTCCGTTTCGTCTTTATCCGCGCTCTCTTTTGCGATTTCAGCCTTTTCTTCTTTTGTTTGCGGGATTTCCTTGCTTGCCTGTTTTTGTTGTTCTACGGCTTGTTTTTGTGCCGCAAGACGGTTGTTGTAAGCAATTACTTCGCTTACGCTATGACCGTCTTTGTAATATTCATACAAGCTCACGGTAAATTCGCTGTTCAACCCCTTGATTGCCCCAATATCCGTTTCGATAGATTGATAAATCTTGTCCATCTCCGCGAATGCCGTTTCGACTTTACAGCCTTTGTTGAGCCATTTTTTATCAAAAATCTGCCCGAATGAACGGTATTCGCATTTTTCTCCAAGGGATTCCCAATGCGCACGAAGTTCCTCCAACTTTGCGTTTTTCGCCTTCTCCTCTGCATCGCATACCTGCAACCAAAGGTGGTCTTTTGCCGTAGAAAGAATTTCAATGACTTCTTTTGCCTTTTGTTCAAAAAGCTCATAGGGCTTTATGTAGGCTTTCTTTACATCAATCTTTTTACTGTTAATGGTTTTGATTACGTTGTTTATTGTAGCGCACCTTTTCTTGGCTTGCTCAAAATCTTCATCCGAAACAAGCATCAAACGCCTGTCCTGTTCCGTGCAAGCAATCGCCCACGCTTTCACCGATTCCAAGTTGGATAAAATCTGTGGCAATTTTTCCACAAAATCTTCCCGTACAATGACATCAATGCTCTGCGGGAGCTGTTCCTGTCCATTCAATGCGGCAATCGCCGTGTCAATATTGTTTTGTTCCATCTTTATATCTCCTTATTAAAAAATTCGGTTTATAATTTCAAAAAGATACTCGTTGTCGATTTGAAAATCGGGTTCTTTCTCTTTTCTTTCCTTGATAGCCTCGATAGCTTGCGAGAAATACAAGCTGTCCACCCCACATAATTGGTCTTGGAATACAGCCAAATCTTTCAAGTCAAGCTCATTCAACTGAAGGCACATTTTGAGATACTGCCCCGCGTTGATATTCCAACCGCGCCCAATGAACTTTCTTGCTCTAATGATTGAGCAAAGCGGATATTTACTGCCTACGTAATACAGTTCTTTGTTAATAATCGCCTCTAACGCTCTTGCGGGCAGGTCAACAGCATCCGTCTTATAGTCGTAGCTACAAGTGCAATGCACAAAATCGTAATTCTTATGAATTTCTTTGACGTCGCCGCAAAACCGAATGACGATTTGGATTCCGTCGGAAAGGCTAATGGCATTCGTGGAGAAATAACGCGGTCTGTATTTCGGTTTCTCAACTTCGGGGTTTTGTTCGGTGGGGTTTTCTTGATTTTCAGTTGCGTAAGGCTCTGTTTCGTCGTCGATACCATTCTCCGCATCTTCCATAGCCACGCCAACCGACCTTATAAAACACCGAACTCTCTCGTCGTCGCTTTCTATGCTTACTTGCGCCCCGTCGGGGTGCGCCGCGTTCCATATTTCAGCGTAATACGATGCAACCTCTTTGCAACTTTCCAACGACTTAAAATAAATGTCGTAGTCATTCGGCTTTTCCCCGTTTAACAACGACACGATTGCGCCGCCGGTAATAAGAGCGTTTTCTTTGATTAACTTAACAATATTTTCGTCCTTTACACATTTAAGCCAATCGTCAATCTTTCTTTTCAGCGACTTCTGTATATTCTTTGCATTCATTTCTTCAAATCTCCTGTTTTTTATTTTTGTTCTGTTTCCCAATAAGTGTTTCTTTCGCACACCTTTTTCAATGGTTCAATTTTTCGATGCCAAGGCAAGAAAAAGAAATAACTGTCGTCGGGCGTGTGATAATGCCCTTTCCAACCGCCTTTATCTTTATAAAGGACGAACTCTCCTATTTTACCCGTAGCTTTCCAAACTCCACCTTTGCAATGTTGCCATTTCATTTCAATACTCCCTTACGATTTCGCAAATTCCCGCAGGATAGCTACTACCGTTCCCATACCAACAATCGTATTCAGGTTTATAGAGCCAATCGCATTCGATTTCAAATGGCTGCATTTCTTTGTTTTTAGGGATTATCAGCATAACTCCCCTGAAAGCCTTATATCCTTCCACTACTATCATCGGCATTCTCCTTATGGATTGTAGCAATCACACGCTGCACCGCTCGGGAGATAGCCCGTATCGGAACATTTTTTGCACTTAAAGGTCGGTGTAAAATCCGATTCCTTTATGCCAAGTTCCCGAAGGACAGATGCGCGTTCGCTTAATAATTGTTCTTGTTTTTGTTTCAAGTCGTCGAGCGTACCAAGGTTGTACACTTCAGCTCTTGCAAGTTCAATTTCCAATTTAGACAATTCTTTCGACAACTCCTTGAAACGACTGTCGCCCATTGCGATTTCAGTAATCCTATCGACACGCGCCTGCGCCCTTGCTTGAAGGTTGGCATAATACCGCTCCCTATCCGCTTTTGCATTTATGGCATCTATCCGTTGCTCTTGCTCGCTTTTTTTGTCGCGGTAATCGCCGTTCTTAATCTTCGGATAAATCCTAACTACCAGCGGAAAAGAATACATATTCTGCAAATGCACCGATTGACAAAATTCCGAATAAAGGATTTTGTAATCAACACCTTCGTCGTGATAGTTCTTCTTTGCGAATTGATTGAATTTATCGAAAAATTTATCTCTCCACTCTGATTGTGTTTCCCCTCCCCCTTCTTGGGGGTTAGGGGGCTTTTCCTCTTCTTTCTTTTCCTTTCCTTTCCTTTGTTGCAAAATGTCATCATTTTTGAAGAAAATGTTTACATTTTTTCCACTTTTGCTTACATTTTGTATAAATTCATAAACGATAGGAAGGGCGTACTGCTTATCAAACACGACTTTTGTACTTCGCTTTGTTGCCGTTAAGAAAGTTTCTTGAATCCTTTTGCTTGTTAAAATATTGTGTTCTTTATACAAGGAAGGCTCAAATACTTCGCGCCTTATGCAACACTCCACCACTTCGGAAACCAAATCTCTCCCCACTTCTGTTAAACAATAATCTCGGATAAATAGGAGCTTGGCATCCGTGTCCCATTTCATATAATAGCCGCGACTGTATATGGCTTGATAGAGTTTTATAACAATGGCAAAGCCCTGAACTCCATATTCAGCCTCAATGAGTTTTACACTATCGTCTAAATCTACGGAAAGCGGGAAAGTTTTTAACCCGCATTTCAAATCAATATCACCTCCACGTCTATAATCGCACCGTTATCGGCGGTTGCTTATTACTTTCAACATACCCCCAAAATTTTCTTGCGCCGTTCTCGACGGTAGAAATCGCTTTTATAGCTCCGCTCCGCTCTATTTGATAATGTCTTATCTCGGAGTTTTTATCAGGAAAAATAATCTCTACCGTAACAATCGCAAAATCCCATTTGGTAATGTCTAACTGCCCCAATACTTGAATGTAATATGCTTGTTTTATTTTTCCATTCCACTCTTCAAGCTCACTTGACCGTATTATCCAAACAGTCTTTCCTTCCCATATTCCCCTTGCGCCGTCGGAAAGCCTTACAAGCTCGCCGTCAAGAGTGCAACTCATAAAAGGAATATCTGTATTGATGTACGTTCGGTATGGGTGATACTCCACCCGATATTCGTTCTTGTGTTTTAATGCGAATAAAGCTCTTAAATGCTCTTCCGCATCCGTGCCATACTTTACGCGAGAACTTTGGGAGATGTCTTTTGCGGGCATTCGCCCCGTCTTTATCTTCCAAAGGTCGATTTGCGACATAAACCCCATACCCATTGCGGATGCAATCTCGCTTGCGCCAAGCGTATTGATACGCCCTTTGAGCCACTCTTCCCTATTTGGGTAATCAATATAGGTCAAACTCATTTCTCTTCAACAAGGAAATAACGTTTCACGCGAAACTTCTTTCCATCCCTATCTGTTCCCTGTTCCCACTTTGTTGTTATGTAATACCCGCGTTGGCGCAATTCGCAAATGCGTTTCGGGAAACTTAAAATGCCAAGGTTAAGGAGAGCTTCAAGGGAAGTCAGCCCGTTGTGAGTTCGCATATATTCTAACGCTCTGTCGCATTGAGCGGGTCTTTTGTTGTTTTCCATATATTCACCTCTTATTCTTATTAAAACGGCGGTTCTTCGTCGTCGTCAACAGGTTTGAGCGTAGGTTTCTTCCTTTGGTTGGTGGCTTTCGGTGCGTTGTTCTCTTCTTCTACCGTTTCACTTGCCTTGGATAAGAACTCTTGCTCTTGTATAACCACATCGAATGCGGTTCGTTTTACGCCCTGACTATCTTCATATTGGCGAACTTGCACCGTGCCGACAATCGAAATCTTACTGCCCTTTTTACAATATTTGGCAATAGCTTCCGCTTGGTTTCTCCAAGCAACACACGAAAAGAAATCTGTTTGCCTTTCTCCGTTATTCCCCGCATAAGCCCTATTTACAGCAAGAGAAAACTTGCATCGCGCCGTTCCACCGTCTGTTTCAGACAATTCCGGGTCGTGGGTTATATTCCCGATGAGAAAAATCTTATTCATTGATTACAATACCTCTCCGACGTTGTGATTTGCCCTGTCGAGAATAGCGACGATAAGCTCGTCCGTCTTTTGTTTAGCGACGTCGCTTTTCAGCTTCTTTTCGATTTTTGCAAGCTCTGTGTAGTCTTGCAATAACGCAATCGTTTCCGTTGCTGTTTTGATTTGTTCAGGTGTTTTCATTGTTTGTTTCTCCTTTTTCAAAAGTTTCCACGGCGTAATACCTATCGGGCGGGATTTTATAATAATCAAGGTAATCTTGCACGTGAATCTTACCCCTAATTCCAAGCCTGTCTGAAATTCGCCGAATGTTGCGTACAATTCTCGCTGCGGTCTGATAATCAACGCCGAGCAGTTCTTCAATTTCACATACCGTCAAAAAGTCCTTGGCGAAAATTTCTCGCCTTCTTTCTATCGTCATTTTGACTCGCTCTCCTTTGATTGTGTGATTTTAATTCACGCTATTTCGCAAAAAAAATAGCCTCCCTATCATCTGCGGTCAAATCCAACAAATAGCAAATCCTATGAATCTCCGAAAGGGAGAAGTCAGTTTTGCCGTTTATTTTTCTGGAAAAGCCCGCAGGGGAAAGCTGTAATTCTCTTGCAATATCAGACTGTAAGTAGCCCTTTTCGACCCACTTCGACTTCAATCTGTTTTTGTCGATTGCCGGTGTGCTAATTTTGTCCATAGTTTGCATATTTACCTCCTGCCGTGATTTTAATTCACGAATATATCTTATCACATCATTTTTGCCTTGTCAAGTATTTTTTTATACTTTTTTATATTTTTTTTGATTTTTTGTTGATTTTTTTTCCACAATATGCTATTATGTATTCACCGACACTTACAGGAGATATATAATATGAGTAACCAAATAGAATTAAAGGCATTCGGAGAGAGAGTAAGAACCAAAAGAATTGAGCTTGGGTTGTCGCAAGAGGCATTCGCTAAAAAATGTGGTTATACCGATAGGTCGAGTATTGCAAAGATTGAAAAAGGCGAAATTGATGTTAGTCGTTCAAAGATAGTTGCGATAGCTTCCGTACTTGGTGTTTCCCCCGCGTATTTAATGGGGTGGGACGAGAGCAACACCAATCACGGTGTAAACAACGGGATTATCGGTGATAACAACAACGGCAATGTATTCAACGGAGAATCGCTTTCCGAGTTTGAATCTGAACTATTTGCTATTTGCAAGAAAATGACCGTTACCCAAAAGGCAAAATTGCTTACATTTGCTGCGGAACTCGTCGAAAACAAATAATAAATACGATTATGAAACAGATTTTATCAGTAATTTTATCGTTGGGTTTGGTTCTTTTTATTGGATGCTCTCCAATGAATGCGGATAGTAGCGACGGCAACTCGACGACAAATTCTTCTCAACAAGCGAAATGTAGCCACGATTATAGGCTTATCTCTTCAACCGCAACTTGCACACAAGACGGCGAAGAAATATTTGAGTGTCGATATTGTTTTCAACAAAACATAAAAAATGCGCAAGCTGTGGGGCATTCTTATAATAAAAACGTGTGTTCCGCTTGCGGGAATACTATCACCGACATTTCACAGTTGAATTATGAGCAAATCGACGAGCTGTATGATGCTTTGTTTTATGTATGCCCATATACCGTCGATTCCGATACTTTATCGGCAAGTAGAACCTTATATACTTCCGCAAGGGAACAAGTGGAAGATTGCACGAATGCCCTCGATGCAGCAAAAAACCAAAGACCCGTTCGCGTGTATAATTCGGCGACAGGTCAATGGGAATATCAAATAAACCAAAAACTGATAGATGATGCGCAGGACGATTTGGACGAAGCCGAATCATTTTTTGCGCTCTGCGAAGATAGTTATTTGTTTAATTGCAAAGGTTTTGCGTGGGAGCTTGCATTGACCCATATTAAATCGAAAAAAGCAAGCAATGCTTCTCTGAAGGAAAAACTTGCAATATTCGGCGCGACACAGCTCTTGTCTATGGATAGTGAATCAACAAAAATGCCCGATTGGTACGACGATATAATTCTTTCGATAAAAACCATTATAGGAATTGATATTACAGCGCAATGAGTGAACATTATTATATTTCTTCAAATAAATATTCTCTTCGTGAGAGAAACACAAAAAAACGCGGAAAGGTATATGACCTGCTATTCCGCGTAATTACAATGGACGGCGAAGAAAAGCAGATGCAAATTCGCGGCTTTGCAACGAAAGGTTTAGCAAAGCAGGGCTATATGGAGTTTGTAACCGAAAAATGCGAGCTTGTAAAGCGCAATCCGTTGAAAAAGAAAAACCCACAGAAGGAAGAGCCTACTGTGGGCGAATTGGTACGGGCTTATTTGGCAACACTCGGAAATGTGAATAAGGAAAGTGTAATCTACGACAAGCATAATATTTTTCGGAACTATATCTTGCCTGATTATGAAAGTATAAAAGCAAAAAACATTACGGAAGAAAGCCTGTATAATTGGCAAGATAGAATGTGGGCGATGAAAAACGAGAAGAATGGGAAATATTTTTCGCATAAGTATTTGACGAAAATCCGTGGTCTGTTCAGTACGTTTTTAACTTGGGTTGAAAAAAGATACGGCTATAAAAACTACTTTCTTATTATGGACAAGCCGAAACGCCGTTCCCCGAAAAAAGAAATGTTATTTTGGACGAGAGAAGAGTTTGAACAGTTTATAGCCGTCGTTGATGACCCCACGTGGCACGCCCTTTTTACTTTTATGTTTTTCACCGGGAGAAGAAAGGGGGAGCTTTTCGCTCTATTCCCCGAAGATGTACGCGAAAAAACCATTTCTTTCTCAAAATCGGTAAATAGGAGAACTTTCGGCAAGGAAACTTGGGAAATCACCACAACGAAAGAAGATAAGGAGTGCGTTATTCCCATTTGCAAAGTCGTGCAAGATGAAATAAAGAATTACGCACCAAAAGACGGGAAATTTTATTTTGGCGGCGACCAACCGCTTGCGGCGACCACCGTCGCGCGTGTCTTTGATAAATATATAGAAAGAGCGGGCGTGAAACGCATCCGCATTCACGATTTGCGCCACTCTTTCGTTTCAATGCTTATACACCTTGGCGCAAACTTTATCGTTGTGGCAGATTTAATTAGCGATACCGTTGAGCAAGTAATAAAAACATACGGGCATTTGTACCAAGAAGATATGGATAACATCCTCGCAAAAATCGTCTAAAAATTGGCAACAAATTTTGGCAACAAAACGCAACAAAGTATAGCGTAATACGGCGTAATACAGCATAAAAACACCCCGTTTTTGGGGTGTTTTTAGCATTGGTGCGGACGAAGGGAATTTGCACACCACAATATCTTGTGTTCTTATGTGCAAAAAGCACACAATATCTTGTGTAAAAAATCATTTGGCAACAATTTGGCAACATTTCGACCGCAAAACAAACCGTATTACTACCCTAATATTACCATTTTTTATTCATAAAGTCAAGAGAAAAGCCCCGCCGTGCAAAAAACGCAGGCGGGACTTTTCCTTTTCCGAGGTGAGGTGGAAAAAATATTTTTGGGGGAAGTCTGTTATGGGCAAATTGGAGCTACCGAACGGAATCGAACCGACAACCTGATGATTACAAATCACCCGCTCTGCCTGTTGAGCTACGATAGCATATTGGCGCGGAAAGCAGGGGTCGAACCTGCAAGCCGATTTTTCGACGACGGTTTAGCAAACCGTTCCAATACCGATTATGGGATTTCCGCACATTTGGTGGAGCAGGTCGGGGTCGAACCGACGTCTTGCAATGCTCGCGCACTAAACTCTCTACCGCAATTTTGGGGATGTACACGGCACAATCCTTCCACCACCGACCATACGCCGTCGGCGCGATGCCGTTTTATTCGGATTACGGCGTTCTTATCCAAATTCCTAAACCATCAGGAGTTGTTATGGAACTCTCCGTTTTGGTGCTTAAAGGTTAAGCTACTGCTCTTGTGTCAGCGTTTATATTTTTCCTACCGTAACGGCGGTAGCACCCGTGCGGGTTTAATGAACTTACACAGCAATCGAAACCAATGACTGCCCCATTATGTTGTCGCGTAGCCTTCGTAGGCGACAAACGCCGCGCGACGGAAAATATTAGATTCTGCAAGACCCTCGCCTATGCCTTACTATATCTTGTATTCTACAAGAACTATCGTTTATCGAGAGCAACGCACTCCGCACAATCGCCAAGCAGTTAAAATAACTGAACGACGGTCGCACATTTACAGTTTTGCGCACATAACAAGATGTATTAGGTTGTCAGCCTAATGAGATTTGATGGTCTTTCGACCGAACTCACGCAGCATACTTTTATGGTTGTCGCCACCAACCGACGGTTATTCGACGATACCGACAAACGGAAAAACCCACGCGCGTGTGAGATGGGGGCGGGAGTAGGACTCGAACCCACGACCTCCGGGCTATGACCCCGGCAAGCTACCAACTGCTCTATCCCGCTATTTGTTCCGCAAAATAGGTAAGCTCGATGTATGCTGTTTCTTTTGCGGAAATGGTGTTTAGCCGACCGACTAATTGGGTTTTACCGTTGTCCCAATTTACGTTCTTTTCTTATCACTTCAGGAGATTTGAAAAGATTTGGCGCAAGTTGAGAGATTTGAACTCCCGGTACTCGTGGAAGAGTACGGCGGTTTTCAAGACCGCTTCCATCAACCGAACTCGGACAAACTTGCATTAAGGGAATAAAGATAAATCCGTATTCCCGCAGACCTTGCGTGGTACGGACTGTGTAGGGCGCAAAGCCAAACAAACACAGTTCCCGTGCAAGGTTCGTTGGCTGGGGTTAAGTGAATCGAACACCCGAATACGGGAATCAAAGTCCCGTGCCTTACCGCTTGGCGAAACCCCAATATACCGTAATAGTTTCCTTACCCCTTCTTACGGCGAAACCTTTTTATCGCAACCACAACCCGACAAGAGATTGTTTGCGACCGCACCTGATTCACAGGGCGAATAGTCTGCCATTCCGTCATTCGACAGACAAACCCATCGGTTTGGTGAAGATTGACGGAGCTACCCCGTCCTTGCGATACCCTTTTCCGAGTAAAGCAATGCGCTGCGCTTTCTTCATATTTGGCGACGAGAGTCAATTCGTCGCCAAGGAGGTGATGGGCGTAGAATATGCCTTTCTGCGCACATAGACGAACATATTTACCATATAGACAACCGCGCATTCAGAATACACTCGTATTCTTCCATTGCTTGCAGTTGCTTTTCCATAAGATACCGTTGTGCTACCGACAGTTTATCGTATTCAGCCGTCATCATAAACGAAGCCAACTTTTTGCAACGCTCGGACAGCTCGGAGAGTTCTTTCTCTACACGCTCTTTCGCGGACGTCTGCGGAACTCCTTTCTTTTTTACAAAACTGTATGATTTTGCATCGGTGTAAGGGATAAATCCGTGTTCCGCACTCCCCACATTTACGAAGTGGACAGCATTCTCGGAAATCTTCTCCACAGTCGCATCCCACACTTGGGCGCGGTCGTTTGTGATTGTGTAGGTTTCCCCGACTTTCATTTCTGTCAGTTGCAGAAGTCTTTTACCTTCTTCGCCACGGAAAATAAGTTCGTCCCCTTCTTCGTATTCGATTTTTACGCAATCCTCTTCGGGATAATGCGCTATTTGTTTAATCTTCATATCACACTCGTTTTCCTCGCGTACACTTTAAGAACCTGCTCTTTTTATAAAGTTGCAGAAGGTGGCGTTTGTAATCCCTTGTTGCCAATCCCGCGCCTTCAATATCCCCACAAAGCAAGAAATGCTCTGCCGCGATGCCACACACAAGGCAATCCTTGGCGAAAAGGTCATACTCGCAGGCATCTTCGAGTTTCTTTTCTTTGGGCGTGTAATGATAGTGGACGGTGTACTCTCCCACCGTGGGGACGGTAATATAGTTGTGGTGAATTGTGTATTTCACACTCACTCCATTTTTATCGTAAACGCCGACTATGCGAATTGGCAAAAGATGAAAATCCCTATAAAAAATCCGACATTCCTTATCGCACGTAAAGTCTTGCATTGCAAGCAACGGGATATAGTTCTCCGCGATTTCTCTTTCCGTGAGATAGTAACATAAAAGCAAGCGTTCCTTGTCGGTTTCATTGTCAAACTCAATGCCATATCTATCAGCAGTCGCGCTAATCACCGAGCCGACTTTCATTTTGAACCACCACCGAATACAAACCAATCCTTTGCGAGAATGTCTGCCGTGGTAGGATTCCAAGGTTCAACTTCTCCATTTGCTTTTTTCAAGGCGATATACGGTGCGTAAGCAACCTTACCGTCCTGCCCCGCAAAACCCTTTGCAATATCCGTTCGGGCAATATATCTGCCTTCGGGAACATAGTAAAGGAAAGCTCCAACACTCCACGATTGCCGTGCGATGGACTGTCCACGCAACGTAAGCTCTTCAAGGATTTCGTCGAATGCAAAAATTTCGGTTTCCTTTTGCGCCTCTTCGTTGTAAAGCTCAAATAATCGGTCGGAAACACTCTCCCACATCTCGTCGTGTCCCGCACTCGCGCCTACGACGGCGTGCGCAAGCTCGTGAGCCAACAATTCTGTCGCAATAGTGAAAGTGATTTCTGCCCCGCCCTTTACCGTTGTGGAAAGTACGATATGAATTTCGTTTGAGCCGTCGTCCGCGAAGATAGTTTCCGCAAAAGCATCTTTATCCGTCGTCTTGCCAAACGCAATCGAACGAACCCTACTCGCCGTTTCGGGGTATTCCCTACGGAATACTTTAAGCAGTATGTCAATCGGGCTGTTTTGTATCTTCATTGTCCGTTACCGCCTCCTCTCCCGTGATTTCTTTTAACAGCTCTTCTTCCGTTGCGCCGTCGTCGCCGAAATCTATCCCGACTTTCGTCAAGACATCCAAACGCCCACGGCTCAATTTCCGAACCAACGGATAAAGCATTTTGCCAAACTTGCCGCCAATAAACTGCAAGCTCTCGCAATCAAGGCACATAGCGACCTTGCATACCTTTAACCCGGCATATCCGATAAGGTACGCCCGCCTACCCGCGCTGTGGTCGCAACAGGTAGGATTGATTTTATCAATGTACTTGTCAAGTTTTGCCATTGCCCCCACCTTATTTATCATATTTACCTATATTTTACAACAACTTATCCACATTCGCAAGCAAAAAATTGAAATGCCATTCGCAGTAAAATACGAATTTTATTCTCATTTATGAAACCAAGGCAAGCCAAAACCCGCCCTTTGCAGGATAATAAGAACCAAAATCGCGTTTTTTGAGTTTATACGGCAAGTTAAATTTCGTATCGGCAAGGCGCAACGGATGCCATATTTCTGCATAAAACCAAAGAAAAAACCACGGGAAGCTGCAATCTCGTCCCGCCGTGGCAAGTTAAAATGTCCGCATATTAAAAGGGTTTGCCAAGGACAATAATGTCCGTAGCAAGTTATAGGCAAGTTAAAGCGGGTCGCCCGCGCCGCCGTTCACTCTTACAATAGAATGTCAGCCGCTTGCGGCTTTTTGCAAATAAAGTAGCGAAATATTATCACCATACTAACCATCTTTACCAAAAAAGATGTCAATTTCACCCCGTTAGCAGTAATCTTTTATCGCCCGCCACCTACCGACCATCCCAAGCGCACCCCATACCCACCTAAAAGCACCCCTACCCTTTGAAAAACACAGGGGTTGGAAATATACCCCCCCCTGCCCTATGAAAATGTGAAATGGCAGAGCAAGTGAAATAAAGAAGTGAAATGCGAAAGAGATTTCAGTTTTGAAAAGGATTTATGAACAAGAAGGTAAGGGGTGCGGATAAGCGGAAGTGGCTTTTCGTTTTTTACTCACGAAGTCGTAAATATACCCCCGTTTTATAGAAAAGTGTTGCAATAATTAACCATTATTAAAACACTTTCACGCATTAAAAAGGCTTTCCGGGGGTCTTGCCGTTCCTTTTTGCAATGGCTGACGGCGGCAAAAACGGCTCGCGCCTGCTCTGCTTTTTAGAAATGAACAACCGCCTTCTATAAAGCACTTCCACGCTATAACATACTATTTTATAAAAATCTTTTAAGATAAAAAAGCTATTATAAAAAACTTTGTTTTTTTATATCTGCATCCCTTTTATAAAATCTTTTAGCCTTTTATATAGTCTTTTCTTTTTTATATAGTCTTTTCTTTTTATAAAGGTTTTTTATATATAATATATATTTATAAAAAGAGGCGGCGGTTTTAATTTTCTTTTTTTGGGTTTGGCAGTTCTGCCCGGAAAGAATAAAGGCGGGCGCGGGGGTGTTCCGTGTCCGTCCTTTTTTCGTTTTTCTGTCTGTCTTTGTTGGGTTGGGTGCGCCGTCCTGCGCTCTACGTCTGCCCGGGCGCGTGTTGCCGTTCCGCTCTCGTTGGGATGCGTTTAGCTCTGCCCTTCTGCATCGGCGGCGGTGATGCTTTCGCCGTCTGTCTGCGTGGGGGTGCTTTCTTCCGTGGGGATTGGCTCGGCTTTGAGTCGGTCAATAGCCTTTCGCCATACTTCGCTCGGCGTGGTCTTGTGTTCCGCTATAATTTGGCGGTCTTGGTCTGCCTGTTCTGCCGTTAATGTAATAGAAATAGTTTTCTGTGTTTTGCTGCGCTTGCTTTCGTAGTATTTTTTCATTGCCCTTTTTTGGGCTTCTGTTGTTGCCATTTCTGCGCCTCCTTCGCTTTCCGTGGGTTTGTCCGTCCGTCTTGCGTTCGTTGCATTTCGGGCGGTTTTGTGCTTTCTATTTTAGCATAACGGCGGCGCGGTTGTCAAGCATTTTTTATATAAAAGTGCTATAAATGAAAGTTATATATAAACGGCTTTTTTGCGTTTTGGCATAAAAAATAATTATAGAAAAGTCATATATTTTTATATAAAAGTTATATATTTTTATTGACTTCTATATATAAAAGTGCTATAATAATTATGTCGAAAGGTTGAGAGAGAAAACACAACCAAAACGGCAAAAAATAAACTTTTACGAGGTGCAGCAATGAAAAACACAATCACAAAAAACGACTTGAAGGAATTTTTGACGAACGGCGGCGCGACTCTTAACGAACGCGCGGAGGCGGTAAACTTTGCAAACGGTTTTCAAGTAAGCAAGAAAGATTTTTATATTTTGCCCGTGTCGAACGTGGGCGCGATTCTTGCGGCGGTCAATGCCCTTTTGAACGCGGCGAAAAAAGGCGAGTTTGTCGGCTTGTGGTGTGATGATGGGAAGTGTTATATAGATATTTCCGAGCGAGTCAAGAACGAGAAAAAGGCTTTAAGACTTGGAACGGCAAGAAAGCAAAAAAGCGTTTTTGATTGGGGGCGCGGTGTGGCTATCCCCTGCACGAAGTAAGAACGGCAGAACAGACGAACAGAAAAAGCGCGTAAATCCTGACCGCCTACGGGCGGCAGGTGGCGCGGAGGTGTATATATGAATATGAATATATGGAAATGGTCTAAAAAAGAATTTGATAATTATTATGAAGCATTAAAGCACGCAGAGAGCCTCGAAAAACGGGGCTATTCTGCCGCAGTCGTTAATATGCACGATGAAATTTGGCGCGTTCGTTATTTGTAAGGGGGCAAAAATGAGCTTTGAACAGACGGCTATATTTTATAATCTTGTAAAATCTTTCAAGCAATACGGCGAAGAAATCCGCAACGAAAGCGGACGAGAACAGAAAGCAAGCGATTTTGCAAGACGTTTTGCGCGGATGCACGGAGAACAGAACATCAAAAAAGTTTGCGCCAAGGCAAACCAAGCACTAAAAGCAAAAATATTTACACTTTGAACGCCCTGACGAGTCCCGGACGGCAACCGGGCGAAACGATGAACAGCAACGCGCCTTCATCGTCGGCGATAGCCAAAAAAACAGAACAGAACGAGGTAAAACACTATGAAGGAAATTAAAACTTTTTCGGCTTACAAATGGGATGATATGACAAGCGCAACGCTTGAACAGTTGGAACGCGTGGCAATCATTAAAAAGCGCGTAAAGGGATTTGATGCGTTTTTGGTAAAATGCGCCCCTTATTACGGGTTCACGTGGTTTGCGTTTGAGAACGGCGAAGGGATAACTGAAAGCAGATGCATTTACATTGAATCATCTATACACTACAACCTGAACAGCTACGGCGGCAGCAACTACCGAATGATTAGAGCGATGCTTGAAAAGGTAGAAAAAACACTTTTCACGGATGAAGAATTGAACGCGCCTATAAAAGACTATGACGAGTACAGACGAAAAGACTACTTCGTGCGGAATTATTTGCCCCGTCGTTGGAAGTATGAAAGCGCGTTTCATATCATAAAAAGCGAGCAGGAAGAACAGGAACGCGCGGAAAGAATACGCAGACATTTCCCCTATTATTCGCAAGTTGCCTTCGCTTATTTCCCTCTTTCCGGGTGCGTGGATTATTTGAAAAAACGCGCGGAAATCGTCGAAAAACGCTATCAGGAATTTATGGGCGATGCAGAACAGAGAGAAAGCGCGATTTTGTACGAGCTTTTCAATTATGAATGTTTTTATTCGTGGGACTTGAACGGCGTGATAGACCATTTCCGGGGAACGGGAATAACCGCCGCGGAAATCAAAAAAGTTTTCAATCGCCACAAATGGAATCAAGGCGAGTTTGCATAATAAAAAAAATGAAAGCCTGCTCCCCCCGAAAAAATCGAGGGGGAAGGCTTGGGGGGTAAAGTATGTTGAGAATAACGGGAACAGCGCAGGAAGTTATAACGACGTTGCAAGCGTTGCGGTTGGCGTTTCCGTCTGCTACCCTTGCAGAAGTATTGCAGGCGTTGCGGTATGGAAGATTAACGGCTATAACAAATAGACAAATAGAAGAAATCGAACGGAGATAAAAAAATGTGTACAGTTGCAAAAAATGATAAATATAACAGCTACGAATTGAAATTTGACGGTAAGCCGTCGCAAGAAATACGCGACCTACTGAAAGCGAGCGGCTACCGATGGAATAAGGCAAAGGGTATTTGGTACGGCTACGCCGACATATCCGCGAAGCTCAACGCCGAACAGACGGAACAGCCAACCGAACAGAAAACGGACGGAAAAGCAGAACAGAGAGCCGACCGCGAAGAGCAAGCAAAACTCCTTGCCGAATATTTGGAGCTTATCCGGGCGCAGGTTTGGAAAGATGAAAAAATGCTTGACTTTATCCGCAAAGATACGGCGCGAATCGTCAAGACTGAAAACGGGGATTATTTGGTAATTGAAAAGCCGAGAATCGAAACGCGTTTTTGTTTTGGCTACGGTTGCCAAGGCGCATTTGACACGCAGGAAGAAGCGGAAGAAACACGGGCGGCAATAAGTAAAGATGCAGAATACTTCAAAGAGAAAAACCGCGCCGACCTTTTGAAAACGATTGAAAGTCTGAACAGCCCCGAAGATTGGTATTTGCGCGTGAAGTATTGGAAATCCCCGGAAGATAGTAAAATTAAAGAATTTGTGCATATCCCCTCTTTCCATTGGTTGTACAAGATGAGCGAAACACAGCGACAAAGTTATAAGCCTATGAACGCGGCAGACGTCGCAACGCTGAAACGGGCGCACGAAATCGTCCTTGCCGAGTTTGACAAGCGATTGAACGCATACCTTAAAAGATACGGCACAAGCAAGTTGCACACGTGGACATATTGGGCAGATGCCTAAACTATAAAAGGAGAAAAGACTATGAAATTAAAGAACGGGAACAGCGAAAACGCCTACCTTTACACCGACCAAAACGACAAACCCTATACGGGAATCGCTTACCTTTATCAAGGCGAGCTTTACACGACGACCGACCTTCTGCCCCACGGCGAAACCGTCGAGAAATGGGAGCTGAAATGCGGCATAGGGCAGAACAGCGAACAGGTCAGCATCTGCCACTATATCCCCGACGAATACTATTTGACGATTGCAGAAAGAACGCACAGTCAATACCACAGAAAAAAGGCTATTATTCGACATAAGACAACAGGGAATACGTGGATTTTTGCCGAGTTTGACAAGAAAGAACAGCTTGACTTTTTCGCAAAAACGCTTGGTTTTGAGTATGAAAAAATCGGCGAAAGTTGCTCTGAAATCGTCGGCGTATGTGAAACCTTCCGCTTGAACCGAAAAATCAACGACCATAAATATTTTTGGAAGATGGAAGAACTGCCCGAAGGTATAAGACCGATTAAGGCGTTATGCAATGGCTCTATCGTGGACTGCTACTTCGTGAACGACGGGGAAACGATTGACATTTTCCGACCGAATCCAAACGCAAAGGATATATATCATCCCCTTTCGGTTGAAGAACATATACAGCACAGAACAGTTTACGGCTCATATTGAGCAGAACAGAAAACGCCGATAAGTCCGCACCGTCCAAAAGGACGGGCGGCGCGGCAGGGAGAAAATACTATGATTAAAACCTTGACACAGCTTAAAAGAGATGCGCAAAACGGCGGTTTATTTTTGGAGCTTGTAGAACGCTACGGAAGCACGGAAAATATCCGCGAAAATATGAAAGGAAAACGCGAAGTAATGGGCGCAAACACCGTCGCAATTTTCCTAAAAAACACAGACGGATTGAAAAGCGAATTAAGATTTGATGCTGCAAGCCTTATTGAATATACGGATGAAACTTTGACTGTTTACGCTCCGGGTGAACGCGATTTGACGGCAGAAGAAGAAAGTTTTTTGTCTGAATGGGCGCGAATCGAACAGGAATATATCAAACAAAACCCCTATTCTGATACGTATTGGAAAAAGAAATTTTACTTTGAGAAATCCCCTTTTCAATACTTGAACGGGTGGGACAAGGTACGCGGAAAACGATTTGACAGAAACAGCAGAAAGGTAATCGACAATTCCATAAAAGGGCAAGCAATCTTGCGCTATAATGTGCATTTTGCATAAAGGAAAAAGGTATGAAAAAGTTTTACTATGTAATATCAGAAGAAAAAGGCGGCAAGCACTTTGCCTTTGCTGATGCAATCGCTAATTGCAATAATTTGATAACTTTTTTCAAGAACAGATACCCGAACGCAACGATTATTCACGCCTGCGAAAGCAGAAGAGAGGCGGAAAATATTGCTATTGAATGGAACAGAACATACCAAAAAAACGGCACGTATTTATTTGATTGACAGGAGCGACGAAAACAATGACAAGAACAGAGTTTAAGACGATTATAAAAATCTTTTCGGCTTGGAAAATCGACAAAAGAAAAGGCAATTACAGCCTTCCGGGTGGCGGTTGCTTATCGCATTATTTGCGTAGATTGACGGCAGAATTGTGCGAGCGCAACCATATAGCGATTAAAAACAACGGCGATATAGGCGAAACCTTAAACGGGCGAATCTTCGTTCCCTTTGGGAACGACGAATTTCTCAATGAACAGGAACAAGAACAGCGCATCCGCGCTATCGTTGACGAATTGATTTATTAAGGCGGTAAAAATGGAATACGTACTCTATTTTATAATCGGTTTAGTAATATGGTTTGTGGTTGCGTGGTTGCCACAACTTATATGGGCTTGGATATTGGAGCTACGCTTTCGTTGGAAAAAGAAACACGCCAAAGGCGATGACAGTTGGATTTATAAACTTTGAACAGGAGAAACGATTATGACTTTTTCAACCTTTATCCCCTGCTTTGGGAACAGCAACCCGAATGTACGATATTTTGTGCATTTTGAAAACGGGCAAAGAAAAGAATTGAAGCACGAGGACGGAAACGTATGGTATTTTACGCAAGACCGAAAACGGGTACGCGTAGCCATAAGCGGAAGTTTATATCACAGAGAATTTGAAATCTTATCATAAGGAGAAAAACAGAAAGATGAAAGTAGAAAATATCATTGAATTATTTGAAGATGCTTTATTTCAAAAAATCGAGATTTGGGACAACGGAGCGAACAGCGCAAGATATAAAGGAAATGCTGACGATACCCCCGAACAGTACAAGAAACGGGAAGTAAAAAGCATAGAAAGCTATGCGGATGCACCCGGCGTTATCTATATCAATCTTTTATAAGGAGAACAGAACGGATGATTGAATATAAAGGATATAAAATAATCCCCTTTTCTTTTAGCTACGACAATAAAAAGTTTACCAACTTTGAAATATGCAAAATCGAAAATAACGCAACAAAGGTTTTCTATAAAAACAACGGTGTTGCACCTGCAACCGCTACCCTTTCAGATTCGCATTTTGATACGGTAGAAGAAGCGAAAAAGGCAATAGACGATGAACAGCTAATCTTTGGCGGCGCGTTCCTTGACGGAATCCATTGGGCAAGCGCAAAGACGGTCGGCAGAACTTGGCATTGCGATTTTTGCGGAAAGGATTTCTATGCAGACCGCGTAAGCCCACAAGCAGACACGGAGAGCTACGGCTTGCTTTGCCAACAATGTTTTGAACACTTGAAGAAAACACGCGCAGAAAAAGGGAAGCCTTTTCACTACATTGAATACCCTACCGACTACGACATAAAGGAGAATAACTGATTATGAAATGGACTTGTGAAATTGTACAGGACGGCGGCGTTTACTACGCAAACTTAACCATCGACGGAACGCTCTTCCGGGGATTGCCTGAATATATCGGCTATAACCAACTCAAACGGGCAATCCGTATGAAAACGGGAATCGAGATTCTCAACCACAACAAGCTCACGTTTGAAAAGTACGGCAGAAAGAAATATGCGTTTATTGACAACACGCAAACGAGAGATGACTGTCGGGTTGCGCTTTGGGAATTACTCGGCGGTTATTATAAACCGAATTGGGCGCAAGCATAAGGAGAATGAACTATGAACGAACAGAGATTAAAACGGCTTTTGTATAACGCGCTTGTCAAGTTTGCTTATGACGAATATGAAAAGGGAAATGTTTTAGACGGTTTAGGTATGACCGAAGAAGAGTTTAACTACATTACCGACGGCGAAGAAATCGAGTTTAGGGAATACAATTAAAGGAGAAAAAGTATGGAATTTCATATCGGCGATAAAGTAAAGATTGCTTATATAAGCGATTGCAATCCGCACAATGGCAAGGTTGGGAGAATCACGGTATTAAGACCCGTAAACTATTACCCCAACGGGGATTACAGCGTAGTAGAACGGCACGTGCAAGCAATAATTGAATACGACGACGGGACAACGGAAGGCGTTGGCGATATTTACAGAGAAGGTTGCGGCATCGTTTCCCCCGTAGAGAAAGTTGAAGGCGTAAAAACGATTGAGTTTGTCGCAGGCTATCACGAATGGAATGTAGTTGTTGACGGGGAAACCGCCCACTCTTTCGACGATTTTTCAGACCGCTTTGAATCTGAAAATATCACAGTAGAACAGGTTGACGATTTGGTTGACGATTTGATTTACGGATGGCAAATGTCTTTTGAAAACGATTGCGATTCCCTTGACGAAAACGAAACCTGCCCCACGCCGCAGATTTGGGAAACGAACGGCTTGGAATTAAGGTTGGCTATGTTTGATGCAATCTGCAAACATTACGGCGTTGAACAGAAACGCTATCGTGTTGTTAGAGATTTGCAGGGAGGCGAATTTGGGACAGATAGAGATTTGACTGTTGAACAATGGCGCGAGCAAGCTATGGAATGGGCGTATATGGACGACAATGAAGAACTTGAAAAGGAAGTTGAGAATCTCCCCCATAAGGAAGTCTTGTCTTTTATCGCAAGCATTTGGGAATTGGAGTTTGCAGAGGCGGTTGAAGAATGAAGAAGGCGTATAAATTATATTCTTTTACAACGAAAGCAGAAGCTGACAATTTTATCATAAAACACAATCAAACGAAAGGCTTGTTGTGTTGGAACGGATATTTTAATTGTTGGCTGTTTATGCAGGGTACTATGGATTATCTTGCTTGCGTTAAACCGAACGGGGAGATTATTGAGCATTATTCCCCTACCGAAGAAATGGGAGATACCGAACAATGAAAAGATACCACGTAGAATATCAATTCGTAGATAGAAACGGCAGACTGACAGACGAATACGACAACGAAAACCATTTGTGTATGGAATCTGTCAGCGAGAACACTTTGAACAGATTAAAAGCCCTGTTTTGGGTAAAGATTTTGAGTATTAAGGAGATTGCGATATGATAGAGCGTTTGTTTAGGGGAAAAGATAGAACAGGAATACTTAATAAGGATTGGCTTTATGGTATGCTCGATAGTCTTGACAAGGATTATCCGAGAATAATCTACAAAGACAGATACGGAAATCGAATAATCGCCGACGTTGACAAGGAGTCCGTAGGACAGTTTACGGACTTGACGGATAAGAACAAAAAGGACATTTTTGAAGGCGATATTTTAACAGGATTGTTCTTGCACTCTATGCCCGTGAACGGCGTGGTAGCATTCCGCAATGGTTCTTTTGGTCTTTTGTGGAAAAGAATGGGAACAGAAACGTTCACCGCCTTTACTTCAATGTGCAATGTTGAATACGAAATAATCGGCAATATATACGACAACCCCGAACTATTATTAGCTTAAAATAGGAGAAAAACAAGTGAAAGACATTACTACTTACACCGAAAACGATAATCAATTCTACCCCACCCCTGCATCCTTTATGGAGCGAATTGGAAACGATTTTTATTCCGAGATTAAATGCTTTGAAAAAGAATGCAGATACGATATTAGAGTATTAGAGCCGAGTGCAGGCAAGGGCGACATTGCGCAGCGATTGGCGAAAGACGGTTTGTATCGCGTTCGTGGGTTGTACAGAGATTCCATCCGTTGCCACGTTGAATGCGTTGAAATCGACAAAACGCTCCAAGCAACTTTGCGCGGTATGGATTTACCCGTTGTCCACGACGACTTCCTTTCGTTCAATCCATACACAATGTACGACTTGATTTATATGAATCCACCTTTTGAGAATGGAGAATTGCATCTGCTTAAAGCAATCTCCCTTCAGGAAAGATACGGCGGTAGAATATTGTGCATTTTGAATGCCGAAACCATCAAAAACCCCTACACCCGGAAGAGAATGGAGCTTGTCAAGCGATTAGACGAACTTAACGCCGTTATTCGCTATTACAAAGATGCTTTCCTTGCGGAAGATTGCGAGAGAAAGACGGCGGTAGAAACGGCGGTAATATGGATTGATATTCCTGCCCCCGAACAGCTCTTCAATTCCAAGGTGTTTGAGTCGTTGGATAAAGCAAGGGAAATCCGCATTGAAACAGAACAGACCGCAGAACAGAAAGAGCTTATCAGAATGGGGCTTGATTGGATGACGGCAATCGTGGCACAATACAATGAACACGTAGAATCTGCCCTTGCGTTCTTCAAAGAGTACGCCGCCTTTGAGAATACATACAATACGCGGTTTTCTCAAATTGAGAAAGATACATACGTAAAGCCCTTTGAGTTAAAGGTTTATGATGAGCGCGGTTTTGATATAAACCGATACTTACAAAAAACAAGAAGATTGTATTGGAAAGCCCTTTTTGATAATCCCAATTTTTCGGGGAGAGCTACAAGCAAACTTCGCAACGAGCTTTCTTCGCGCCTCGATGAAATGTCGCACTATGATTTTAATGAACATAATATCTTGGTGCTTATGGAAGAAAATATGAAAGCGACCGCTCGCGGAATCGAAGAAGAAATCCTTTCCTTGTTTGATAGGTTTACCAAACACGCGCAATACGACGGTTGCGACAATATCCACTATTACAACGGATGGAAAACGAATAGCGCACACAAGCTGAACAGCAAGATTGTAATTCCGTTCTATGGGGTGTGGAAATCCGAGCCAAACTATGTATTTCACGGTAGCGGATATGGCGGGTATTGCACGAGAAAAGGCTATACCTATAAGCTCGATTTAAGGGAAGCGATTTACACCCTTACGGATATGTCAAAAACTCTGAACTATCTTGCAAAAGGCGTTTGCGGATTGGAAAACATAGACCTTTTGGAAGGCATAATATCAAGAAATTTTGAACGCGGAAACGCAAAAAATATTACGACGGAACATTTCGTCCTTACGTTCTACAAAAAAGGTACTTGCCACTTAAAATTCAGGAGTCAAGAATTGCTTGACAAGTTCAATCTCTTTGCATCACAGAGAAAAGGTTGGTTGCCCCCTTCCTACGGTAAGAAAGCCTATGATGAAATGGACGAAGAAGAAAAGACTATCGTAAAAGAGTTTTCGGGCAGCGAAGAGCAGTACAATAAGATTTTCCGCAATCAGCAAAACTACTTTGTAGAAAGCCGAGAATTGTTGCAAATCGGGTCGTAAAATGTTATAATAATTGAGAAACACGGAGAAAAATATGACTACAATAAGAACTGTTGATGATTTGGGTCGAACAACAGACCGAATTATTTTCACGAAAGAAGAACACGGGCTGTTAGACACAGCCGTTGAAAAAATTGTATCTGCTTACGAAAAAGCCGTAGGCAGACCTGCAACAAAAGATGAAGTTGAACTCACCGACTTTGCTTGTTGCGGAGCGTTATGGAAAGACGGCAGACAAGGACTTGAAGCGCAAGTCAACGGGTGTTGCCAATATTGGGGAAATTATAAGCCGCAAAAAAGGATAATCGGCTATGCAGGAATATAAGGAGAAACGAAATATGACTATCGAACAGTTAAACGAAATTGTATCTACTATGGACTTGGCGACCATAGAAAGCAAGCTCAAAGAAAACGGTTTTAGAAGCGCAAGCAAAAACGGAAATTGGGAGTTTCACCCTTTTGAAATTGCAAAAGCATTTAAGGTAGAAGGCACAGAACGATACGAAGATACCTTCGACGACAAAAAATATCACGGCGACATTCACACGCAGGTTGCCGCATACGAAGGGCTTACATTCATCGTAATCTCCGTTGAAAAAATCCATAGGAATTTGGATAATATGTCCTTCCCCGTGGAAATGTTGCTTTTCACGGATGCGCCCATCAATGAAGAATACGAGCGCAAGCAGTCTGAAATCTGCTGTTGCGTAGAATGCAAGGGAAAGTTCGCAAAAGGCGATATGATTGAACTTAACGAAAAATTGTTTTGCATTGAATGTTTCCAAAAGGAACTGAATCGCGCGACGGCAGGCAAACCGAAACACGCAAAGAAAATCAAGGATAGGAGAAGAAAATAATGGCAAGAAGATATTACGACAACGACGGCAATATTAACGAAAAGGTTTTCAAGGAACGCCTTGAAGAGATACACAACGAGGTTGACGGTACGCTCGATATAATAGGGTTAAAAAGGATTCGCGCTAAACTCTATCGCCTAAAACAACAGTACGAGAAATGTGGACGAAGATTTTTGGATTGCGAATATGAGATAGTTGCATTAAATGAAATTATCGCGGAGGCAAAGAAGTAGAATGGAAAAGCAGGCAAAAATTAAAGAAATTGCAGACTTTTTACTCAAAGAAAGCACGAATGCAAACGTAGAACCCGTATGCACAATGGAAGATGGCACAGAAATTCGCCTTGATTCGGCATCAACGGTAATTGTAAATAGGATTTTGGAAGAAGCCTTTATTCCCTACCTTGCTGAAAAACTTGTCGAACGGGGCTATTGTAGGCGCGAAGAAATCGCCAAGCAGTACCACGATATGTTAGCCGAAGAAGATATTGAGTGCTTTAATGACGGGCGCGATAACGCCTACCTTTACACCGACCATCTATTGGCTATAAACGATAAAATCTATAAGGAGCTGACTAAATGAATAAAACCGAATACAACGAAGCTCACAAACTTTATGTCGCCGCCCTTCCTTCGTCGAAGAAATCGGCGCACACCGTAAAATCATACGACCTTGCATTGCGGAAGTTTGGGGAATATTTGAACAGCGTTGAACAAAACGGAGATATTCTGCCTATAAATGTCGTAGGATTTCGTACAGCCTTGTACAATACGGGGATTAAATCAAATACTGTAAAGCAGTATCTTATCAATCTCCACGCATTTTTTGAATGGGCAATCCGTATGAAAAAGATAAAGGAAAATCCCGTACAGCTTGAAGAAATCCCCAAACAGGAGCTTATCACATACGACTTGCTTTCTCTTCCCCAAATCCAAGCGGCGTTGACCGTTACCCCGAAAGGCATTTTTTCAAAAACGGCTTGCAGAAATCGCGCAATTATCGTCCTACTCTTGCAGTCAGGCGTTAGAAATGCCGAGTTGCGCTCCTTAAAACCAAGCGATTTGGATTTTGAAAGATGCACTATCACGGTAAGCCACGGCAAGGGCGACAAACGCCGCGAAGTTGCGTTCCCTGCCCTTTCTCGTCAACTCGTCAAAGAGTACCTTGAAAGCGGTGTTCGCCCGGCGCATTTGACGGACGACGATTGGCTTTTTGGTACAGATGCAGACGAGCGTGGGCATTCCACCAACGGCAAGGTATGGCACAGATTTTCATCCAACGGCTTGCTTTCTATGGCGCGTAGATATATAGCTCGTTGCACGGGAAAGGAAAACGGCGTTAAGGTTCACAGTTTACGCCACGCGGCAACCGCCCTTTGGGACGACCTTGGTGTACCCATTAGAACTGTACAGCAGGCATTGGGACACGCAAGCGTATCGCTCACGGAAAAAACTTATACCTATGTTTTACGCAAAGGAAAGAATGCAGAACTTATCAATAATGTTCTCGACGGTGCGTTGGGGGTATAAAACAAAAATTAAAGAACGCAAAAAACCGCCCAAAATTGGGCGGTTTAATATTTAGGCGAGCATTTACCCGCCAAAAAGCGTGTTGCGCGAAATTCACGCCGTTTTCTCGGCAAAAACGAATTTTAGCGTATGTTTTTGTGCGTTCAATTATTGCTATGCGCGAAAATTGGCTTTCACAAACGCTTTGCAATCGTTTACATATTGGATATACTCCAAATATTCCGCATCGTTGGGTTGGGCAAGCCCCTTTCTGCCAAGGCTGATTTCTGCACCCGTGCTGTATTTCAGCGCAATATAAGCCTCCGTCAAGCTGTCGCTGTCGTGATAATGCCCGACGGAAAAACGGCTTGTATATTCATACATTGTTTCCTTCGGCGTTCCACTTTCCCCTTGCGATTCTCTCGCAAACTCTTTAATATCTTCGTTTACATAGACTTCAACGCTCCCGTCTGACAGCTTATTAAGCACAAAGCGGTTGGGTTTTACAGAGCTTTCTGTTTTGATACCTGCTTTCATTTCGTATTATCTCCTTTAATTTTTTCAAATTTATTTTGTTTAATATGTACTCCCTAAATAGGTTGTAGCTATTCGTACACAGTAGATAGCCACGATATGACACAAACGCGTAGGCGCGGTGTAGTGTGTACTTACCGTTTTTCAATTTACGCAGCAATCGCATTATTCTTGTGAATATCGAACGACGAATTGTGGTTTTATACCGATAGATTTTGAAACCGCAAAAATCGGTAAAGCGATTATCTACTATGTTCCCGCGCTTGTCTTTGTAGGGCATTTTGTATTTTTGCCAATCGCCCTTTATCGACAGGCGCAATTTTGTTTTCAGAAATACTGAAACCAAGTTAAATACTTCCGACAAATGGCGTTTATTACTGCTATATATCACAACATTGTCCATATAGCGCACCATATATTTCACTCCGCACTTTTCCTTTATGTATCGGTCAAGCGCGGTAAGGTAGAAATTCGCAAGCCACGGCGACGGATAATATCCTATCGGCAATCCACTCCCCTTATACGAATAAACAATATCGGTCAAGACTTTCAAAATGCGAGGGTCTTTTATATACCTTTGCAGGGCTTGAACTAAAATGCCTTTATCGACATTCTCGTAGAAATGGTGTATGTCGAATTGCAAGCAGTATTTCGTACCCTTCAAATCCTTAAAGAACCCTTGGACAATCTCTTTCGCCTTGTGCGTTCCCCGTCCGGGGATTGATGCGCACGAATACACATAGAAAGATGCTCGGAAGTAAGGTTGCAAAACCTGCATAACTGCCCAATGCAGACATTGGTCGGGATAAAATATGGGTTTACTCAACTCACGCGTTTTCTTTTGCGTTCCTTCGTTGATTATTGCGGGTATGCCCGTATGCAATTCATAGGTCATCGTCCGCAACTTTTCCGATAAATCCATTGCGTATTTGTCGATATTTTTTAATACGTTGATTACGAATTTTCTGTGTTTCTTTTTCTTTGCCGCATTACGAATAGCGCGTTTACAATTATCAAAGTCATAAATTTGTTCAAAAGGAACTTTTATTCGATTCATTTTCTCTTACCTATTACGCGCTTTCGTACCCTTGCAGACCTACTAACGCGCCTTTGATTAACCGGTAATACTTTCACCAAGTGATGAGGATGCAACATACCGCTATCTTATAATTCGATAGCGCAAATTTAATCGAGAAAAAGGCGACCGCCGATATTCCAATTCGCATTACCGACCCCGTTATTGCAATTCCAATAACAGAAACCGTCATTAGCCCCGTTGTTCAGATTACCGCCGACGTAGTATATTGCACCCTTGTTTTTATTTAGTTTGTTTTAATAAACGCGCTTATTTGTGGGGGAGAAACCCCCACTCCCCCCAACTCAAAGACTCCTATGAGAAAGGCGACCGCCGATATTCCAATTCGCATAACCGACCCCGTAATCGCAATTCCAACAACAGAAACC